TCAGATTGGCTCATCAGGCGACTCTGCTAAGATTGGCTCATCAGGCGACTATGCTAAGATTGGCTCATCAGGCTACTATGCTCAGATTGGCTCATCAGGCGACTCTGCTAAGATTGGCTCATCAGGCGACTATGCTCAGATTGGCTCATCAGGCGACTCTGCTAAGATTAATAGCACTGGAGAAGATTCTGTTATCATGTGTGCTGGCAATAAATCCAGAGCGAAAGCAAAGGTTGGCTCATGGATAACGCTTGCAGAATGGGAATGGAATGACGAGAAGAACCATTATGTTCCAGTGTGCGTTAAGACAGAGTACGTTGATGGAAATAATATCAAGGCTGATACTTGGTATCAACTCAAAAACGGAGAATTCGTTGAAGTAACTAAGTAACTAACCACCCTCTCCTGTAAAAGGGAGAGGGTAAAAAGAAGAGGATATGAAGAAAAGGATATTAGATATGTGCTGCGGCTCACGTATGTTTTATTTCGACAAGCAAGACCCCAATGTACTTTTCGCAGATATAAGAGAAGTTCATGATACTTTGTGTGATGGCAGGAAATTGGATGTGATGCCCGATATAATTGCCGATTGCACTAATTTGCCATTTGAAGATGAAGCATTTGATATGGTAGTTTTTGACCCTCCTCATCTGTTAAAAGTAGGTCAGAACTCCTGGCTATGCAAGAAATATGGTAAGCTGCCCGAAAACTGGCAAGCATTCATCAACGACTCAATCCACGAAGGTATGAGAGTACTAAAAACAAATGGAACGCTAATATTCAAGTGGAACGAAAATCAGATAAAGGTTCACGACATACTCAATGCGATTACTGATTATAAGCCGATATTCGGGCATCGCACTACGTCTAAGAATCAAACTGTTTGGATGGCGTTCTTAAAGTAATTATAATAATACAAAGAGCTGGAGGATTGATTATGACAAGAGAAGAAGTGAAACAGCTATTGCCTATTTGGGTAGCTTTTGCCGAAGGAAAGGTAATTGAGTGTAGGGCAAAACCAGGAACTATAAGCGCCGGTATTCCGAATGAATGGACCGAAATGAAAGAAATTGGTTTTTGGAATGGTATAGAGTATCGTATCAAGCCAGAGTCAAAGTATCGTCCATTCAAGAACGCAGAAGAGTGTTGGCTGGAAATGCTGAAGCATCAACCTTTTGGATATACGTATGATAGGTTTAATAATATAAGAGATTGTATCACAAAGGTGGCTACTACTGGTGTTTCGTACGATTCGCCAACTGTTGTTATATCTTTCGAAGAGGTTTTCGATAGATTTGTTTTTGCTGACGGAGTTCCTTTTGGCGTAAAAGTGGAGGAATAATATAGCTTGGTGTTTTTGCGATAAGACCGAGATTAAAACCAAAAAAATTATGGAAGAATCTTTAGCTAAAAAAATAGATGCTGCGATAAAATTGCTTCAATCAACATGCAAAAATGAAGTCGTTGAGCTTTGCTATTCGGGGGGAAAAGACTCTGATGTGATACTTATGCTCGCAAAATTGGCTGGTATTAAATATCGTGCTATATATAGATGTACTACCATAGACCCTCCTGGAACCATTGCGCATTGCATCGAAAATAATGTTGAAATAATTAGACCTTCAAAATCTTTTTTGAATCTTATAAGAGAAAAAGGATTTCCAACCCGAAGGGTAAGATTTTGTTGCGAGAAACTGAAAGAATACAAAATTTTAGATAGGGCAATACAAGGCATAAGAAGATGTGAAAGTTATAAAAGAGCAAAAAATTACAAAGAGCCTACAATATGCAGAATATATGGTTCTAAGAAAAATTGCGTTGAAGTTATATTGCCAATATTAAATTTTTCAGATAAAGATATTGAAAACTTTATAATTGAATACAAGATTAAATTGCATCCATTATATTACAATGCCGATGGAAGCTTAAATATAAAAAAAAGATTAGGTTGTATGGGTTGCCCATTAGCTTCTGATAAAGGATTGTCAGATTTCAAAAGCTATCCTTTGCTTGTTAAAGCATGGATAAGAAATGGGTTAATTTGGTGGAATAACCATCCTAAAGCAGCTTGTCATAAGAAATACGAATCTATATACGAACTTTTCGTGTCTAACGTATTTTTTAAATCGTTGGCAGAAACAAAACTTGCTATAGATGGTGGTTTATTCGGAGAAAAAAATAGACTGCAAGAAATTTCTTGAAGATTATTTTAATATTAAATTTGAATAGTATGGCGTATTGTTTGTGTGATTTTTGCGATTACAAGGATAAGTGTAAGTACTATCGAAAGGTAGTTGTTTGTCCTTATTTGAAAGAGGAGGAATAGTATATGAACCAAGAATATATAATACACAAAGAGCTGAAAGATATGCTTGTATATTGGTTTGAGGACATTGAGGAACTTAGTAGTAAGCTAACAAGTGGAAATGTTTCTCATCAAGGAGCAACTATTAGAAACAAGGCTATAAGATGTTCTAAGTTTATCAAGGAGTTTTGTAAAACTAAGGAGGATTAGTTATGGCATGGGTAGCAGTTAATAGGTATGGTGACGAATACATCTATGAAGCAATGCCAGAACGTTTTTATTGTGTATGGGCGCCAACATTTTGTGAATACGAAAATAGAGTGTACGACTACGTAGAACTTCCCAAAGGCAGCATTAAGAAGCTCATCGGAAGAGAATTATCCTGGAACGATGAGCCAGTAGAACTTAAATAATTATAGCTTATGAAAAGTATATTCTCTATGTTTGCTTATTGGGATAGGGTACATCAATTCCAAGACGGACATATCAAAGTGGAAAGAAACCTTGCTTGGAGAAGAAAGTATCTTCATGTTCGTAATAGTAATAAACAATTAATCTTTTAGTGTATGAAAGAAGAAACAAGAAAAGTTGTAGTTCTCGATTGGGAAGATAAAATCAAGCTACAACAAGTTATCAAGGACTTGGAACAAGTTGCTGATACCTATCAAAGCCCCTGCAAGGAGCTTACTGGTATCAACAATACACTTTACTATCTCAAAACGATTGAGGAGAAAATTAATTAGTGTATGGAAAGACAAATAACAATTAGCATAGAAGAGTATAATAAGCTCATTGATATGCACACAAAAAGAGAGGAACTTCCCAAAAAGATAGAAGTAAAGAAGTATACCTCAAAGTGGTGGAGATGTATTAAACATGCATCGTATTCACTCTTTCATTATAACAAGAATGTGGAGCAACAAAAGCTCATCAAGTATTGCATCAATGAAATGTCAAGAGTAATACTCGCTAATCTGTATGGTTATTGGCGAGGCGATTTATCTGATTATCTCAAAAATAGAGACAATTTAGAGTATTTTATGAGAAGTTATAAAGATAGTGCCTATCATAACATAATGGAATGGTTAGATAAAAAGAAGTAGCGTATGAAGAAGATAAGTTTTAATCTCAAATATCTTATAACCAAATACGATTGGTGCATTTATTTCATTCCAAGTTTAATCGTATGGAAGCCTTATAGTGGTGTTTATGAAATTAATGTAGCCTTTCTGCTTTGGGAGTTTAATATTAAATATCAATTAAAAAGAAATAAGAAATGAAGAAGGAAATATTTGACTTCTCAGAGGCTTTAAAGCGTATGAGAAAAGGAAAGCTCGTAAAGCGTGAAAATGGGCTTTATCCGTTTGGTATTGACGAGGAAGGAATATTCTATCATTATGGGCATCATATATTCAAGGAAGAAAGAATGCTCTCAGAGGATATACTTGCAACAGACTGGGAGGAGGTGTAAAGATGGAGAAGAAAACATTGACCCTCAACGTCAGCAAGCAATGGTTCGATATGATAGTATCGGGCGAAAAGACCGAGGAATATCGAGTTATTAAGCCATATTGGGTAGTACGATTTTTCCAAAATAACAACAATACTGTTGACGTGAAAGATTTAGCTTCGTGTTTGGCTGGGAGAACAGATTTGCTTAAAGGATATATTAATACGCAAAGAATTATATTGAAGCCATATACCCACGTTCTCTTCGTAAAAGGCTATCCGAAAGGTAATAAGCCGTCCGTTGAGAAGGAGATTGATAGTATATCAATCGGTAAGCCGAAGAGGGGTTTATGTCCTGATAAGTGGCTTGATACAGAGTTTTTCATAATTAAGTTTAAGTAGCGTATGACAAATAAAGAATTTTTTAATGCGCATTGTGGAGAGCCTGTTCTTTATAAAGGTAAGGACATTGGCGCATACGTGGCAGGGTATATAGAAGAAAAGTATATCATCTTAGGTTTTGATGATTATACAGGCTGCATTCAGTTCTTCACATCTAAAGTGCATAAAACGCTTGGTGGAATATATAACTCATACCGATTCGCAAAATTGAAGTATTTGGAAGTGATAAAACATCGGTAATATGGAAAAATAAGAAAAATGTTGCGGCAACTGCCTTTGGATGGGATGCGAAGACATCTTAGGCAATGGATGGTGCTCCAAAAAAGATTGCGAAACATCTTGTGATAAGGTTTGCAAGAAACATGAATTTTAAACTTTAAATATTAAAATGGAAAATAAAGAATTGACTCTTAATGAGTATCAGAAGGCAGCAATGACTACTTGCATGTCTAGTTGTGAGAACTTTAGCTACATGGTCCTTAATCTTATGGGTGAACTTGGAGAGTTTACTTCAAAGATTGGTAAGCTTATCAGAAAAGGAAAAGCTCACATCGAAAACAACAAGTTAGTGGTTCACGACGATGTTGAGTGTGTAGATTTTGAGGCAATCCGCGCAGAACTCGGTGACTGTTTTTGGCAGTTAAACGGAATCTGTTCTGTATTAGGATATAACGTAAATTCTATATGCAGGGAAAACTTAAAAAAACTTGCATCTCGAAAGGATAGAGGCAAGATAGACGGTAATGGTGATTTTAGATAGCCTATGAACGTGAAAGAAGCACTACAAGACAGAGTACGGCATTAGCTTCCTCCATGGAAGCTGAAGATTATCTATACGCTTAGGGGTGGCTACACGTTATGTGCGGTCACCCCTTTTTTTGTTTGTAAATCAACTAATAACCAATAAAAACATCAGAAAAAACTAAGAACGTTTAATGTAGCTTTAATTTCCAGTAAATCCAACCTAAAAACGCGAGAACGCCTATAAAAAGACAAGCTGATGCAATCTTACCTATATTCAAGAAAACTCTGTCTGTCTTTGATAGTTGTTTCTCGACATATACTTTATCTTTCGATATTTTACTTATCACTGAGATTAAGGAGTCGCACTTGCTATGATACATCGTCGTACTATCCTTGTATTCTTTAAGGCTCGAAATACTATCTCTCAGTATCTGTACATCTTCCTGTGATAGCTCGTGATATTCGTAGTGAAATCTGTCTTCGCCGACTTTGTTTCCGTTCGCATCGTACTTCGAAGCTGTGCTGTCCCTTATATGCGTCTTCTCTTTTGTGGTGGATTTAACGGATTCATTATGCGATGCTTTATAAGATTCCAGTTCCTTAATAAGCCTTGCGTTAAAGAGCGAATCCCACTTAGCCTCGTTACGTTTATCAGAGATGTATGTCTGTTTTTCTATCACGCGCTCTTTCGCCTTACATCTACAGAACATTGATAGAATCAGCATTGCTACTGCAATAGCAATTACAACTCTTGTTATCTTATCAACCAGTTTCATAAGCTACTGAATTACAATCGTTACTTTTTCCTTTTTATCCCAAGCAGTCTTCATGGTCTGAATGAGCTTGCTTGTCCAGAATCTGGAATCGCTAACCCATCCTTTCTTATCGTTTTTACCGACAAGAATACACCCCTCAGTGTCTTTTGCAGAGTTACCGCTATGTATGCGTACCCCACCAAATCCTTTGACGTTCAGAAGCAATGGCAACATCTTCTTGAACCGGTTAGAGTAGGTGTATACACATTCGTAGCTGCCGCTTGGTATCGCAGTCTGCCCATACACCTTTTTGTTCTTGATTTTGTTCAATTCCATTTCTTGATTCAGCCCTCTGTCTGTATCCTCAAGAGTGTTGCATCCGAACAAATTACCATTCACGTACAGACGACTGATAGTATAGTCGTCCTTTTTCCAGGCCCTATCAATTAGTACTTCCATTCTCGTTTTCCTCCTCTTTTTTATCAAACTCCTGACTCAATCTCTCCAATATCGGCTTCCAATAGCTCGGCAATGCCTTTGCGAACTCAAACCTCAGAATGTAATAAATAACCCTGAATGAGATATTTTTAGGGTATGCCTTAATGAGATTTTTAAACGCATTGCATATATACACATAGCAGAATATATACGTGAGCATCTTGATCACAAACAAAGCCTTGCTTCCGTCATTACAACCGACCATGATGCCGTATATGACGTAATCAATGGTCAGGTATAGCAACATTTCCAAAATGGCGTTTACGAACTTCGATGCAGAAAAGTTCTTGCACCGCACAACACTTACACCATCGGCCCTCATTCCGCAGAAGATATTAAAGCCGAAAGCGATTACCAGCGCCAACACGAAACCTTCAGTCGGCGTTGCAAAGGCGAGTATAGCAGAGAATATTGTCACCGCTATCTGCCGGATTTGGGAAGAATCTAACAAACCTATCATAATCGTTATCCTGAATAATTTGTAATAAAAAAAATATAAGTTTCGGTCTTTTCTGCAAATATAGCAATAAAATCCCGAAACTCAATCAGATAACGATCAAAAAGTCAAACTTTTAGGTCATAAAATGGCAATTCTCCGTTAGCGAGAAACGAAATACACTCATCGAAGATTTTTCTCTCGTAGTCCATAGTGCCTATTTTAGGGAACCACTTCCTTATCTTTTCGTCATTTCTGTTAACCATCTCTCCCCATAGCACACACCAGTCTGCTATATTGATTTTGTCGTTTTTCACTTCGTGCCAATAGTCTTTTGCTACGTCTTTCGTGTGCAGCTGCCCTATAAGACACAGGTGCATATCGGCCATTTCTTCATCATAGTTGCAACAAGACACCTCTCCTTGTATCTGCTTCATCATCTCAAGCATGGCGCTGTTATTCATACCTATCTCGCAACTCTCTATCATGATTTGCAGGCAAGCCTTCAACTCTTGCATGTCTTCGCACGACACGACATTCTCAAAAACCTTTTTCATTATCTGTTTTTTTAAATGTTTATTTCATAAAATACTCTCTGATATCATATACGCCGTCCTTGTCTTTTAGCAAGTCGACAGCAAGGCTATATGCGTACACCAAAAGATGATCATCATCAATGTCGCTCAAACTGTCCTTGCCGAGAATCTTTGCTACGGTTTCTCCATGATCGCTCACCACTTGATTCATGGCCACGTACAAGGCATAGTCGTTATAGCAAGGGCTGTCTTCTGTGTGTAGATTGTGCTTTTTCATTTCTCCGGACCACACTTGCATATCCCAAGTAGCCTTTGGATCCATTTTCTGAATGATGGACAAAGCTTCCTTTTTCGTAAGGTAGTTCTTCCACTTGATGGCACATAGTTTCTCGATATACTCTTGTGCCAGTTCGGGATGCCTGTCCGCCATATCCTTCATCATGCAGCGCATGGTATCACCAAACACGCGCATGTATTTCACGTTTGCCGACGTAGCCATTATTCCATATAGCTCATCAAAGTTTTTCATCAATTCTTCCATATCCGTATTATTCAGTTAATAAATTTTTTAATTCAGCAAAATCGCTCTCTCCAAAACCAATACTCTTCTTGCTCCCGAAAAGAAGTGTCGTGAAGATATTGTCGGGTAGGTCAATATACAGAGTTCCGCCATCAATCCTACCGCTTATGAATCCAATCTCAAAGCTATAGTTGTCAATGGTTTTTAGCATCTGCATGGCATCGTCAAAGATGGTATCTACATTAATATCACCATTCTCGTCACCGATAAACAATGCTGCATTATCAATAGTTTTACCTAACTTCTCCTTGTTGATGGATATGATATTGTGCGCCGCACGTTTCATGTAGACGGAAGGAATTGCCAATGCAGGGTTCTCCTTCACCATGTCACTTATTCTTGCGTCTGCCCACAGGTCTAACGATGTAAGCAGCTTCTCTTTAAGTTCCGTTATGTTCATTTCTTAACTCCTCCTTTCTTTGTTTTGTTGTACCATACGAGGTATTCTTGCCAAGTTTTGTCGCTGTGGTTAGTCATATAATCGTTGAGCATGGCAGATTTCTGCTCCTCTGCTTGTGCTACTTCTTTTCTCAGTCTTTGCATCAAGGACAAGTGTTTCTTCAATGCCTCCTGTCCTTGCTGAGTGCTTTCGATACGAGGGCGTATGATACGCAACTCCTCATCTTGCACTAACTTAGACACATATTGCAAGCTATTGACGTATTCTTGGTTTTGCATCAAGTACTGACGTTGTGCGCCCGTAAGATTGTCCTCTATCTTGTCTATCTCATCCCAAAGTGGTGTGGAAGACTGCTGCGCTTGCATGTTGATAGATGCTCGCTTCTGCTGTATTGCCTCATACATCTTCTGTAGCTCTGCATCCAACACCTGAGGCTGCTGTTGCTGACTTGTGCCCATATCAAGCAAAGGGCTGTTTCCAAAATTCATCATAATCAATATCTTTAAGTTGGTGATATATTTTAGAGAGGTGAGAGGGCATCCACCAACGAGGGCAAACACCCCTCACCAACTCATTTCTTTTTAGTCCTTTTTACAGACTTCCTTGCTGCTCTGTTACGCTCCTGTAGTGGGAGTTGAGGGAGTGGAGGGAGTGGAGGGAGTGGCACAGTTACAGCCGTAGCTGCCGTAACCAGAAACTACTGGCGTAGATGGGAGTACCAACTGACCACGAAGACAGTTACATGTCTTCTCGTTCACGTAAGCCATCATCAGCTTCTCCTTGTAAGGAGTAAGAGCTTCCATTACGGCCACCTTCTTGTCAAGGTCGCAATACTTTGCTTGCAACGCATCGTACTGGTCTCTCTGATTCTTGTACAGACCGAAGTCCGCATCAATCTGAGACTTGTACAGACCGAACTCAGCCTGCATTGCACGGCGGTTCTCAGCGTTGATAGCATCTGTAGCACCCTTGTACATAGAGAACTTCTCAGCGATGTCTGTCTCGCGCATAGCGTAGAACTTATTATCAGTGTCGAGCTTCAAGCCGAACATGTCGGTAAGCAACTTCACCTCATCAGCGCATTCCTTCTCCATTACCTGCAATGCGGTTGGCTGATTTGAGCTTGAGTTAGCTCCGTAAGTGTTGATGTTTACGTTCTCAGGCATATTGCTGCCACCGAGAGAGCCGAATATACCACGACCATTGCCGTTGAGCAAAGCTAAAGCCAAGCCACCGATACCAATGCCAAGTGCGGTTCCTGCCAGACCCTTGCTGGCATACTCATCGTGCTTCTTTCCCTCTTCGTAGATTTTCTTCTCTACGACCTTTGCATCTGTCATTTCCATAATACAATCTTTTGAAATCCTTAATATTAACTAACACTATTGTAACGTTACGATGCAAAGGTACAGCGAATTAATAAGAACAAATATAACTCTATCACACTTTCTTTTATTGGTTGATTATCAGTGTTTTAAGGTGATAGTAGGTAATATCATTTTGAGCTAATATAGGGGGAATAAAAATCTTTTCCAATCTTGCAAACATTGGAAAGGATTGGAAAACAAAAAGAGAGGCAATCACTTACCTCTCTTTAGCTTATAAGAAACAATTAAAATACAGATACAGTCCAACTCCGAGCCACATTGTCAATATCATAGTTGACATCGTTACCCAAGCCAGGAAGAACTTATCGACCTTCTCGTACTCATGCGTAATGTATAGGTATGCAATGAACGTGCAATTAATGACGACTATCATTGCTACTATAATCAAAGTCTGAAACACAAAGTCCATAATACTCATACATACTCGCTTATCCGTGATGCGATAGGGCTTTCATACGTTATAATTTTCTCTTACTCTTAATGTAGTGCAGAATATCCCACTTCTTAAAATATCGGGTGTGACCTCGTTTCTTGCACTCGCCATTCGGAATATCACCCCTTGCCACCATTCTATTAAGGGTAGCATCAGAAACGTGCAGTTTCTCCTTGACTTCCTCGGTGCTCATCATCGGGTTGAGCATATCAGGAATAATATCACACAGTCTATCCAGGTCCTCATCGCTCATCCCGCAAGCGGTAATCTTTTCACCATTTCGCTGCTGCTCGTCTGCCTTAAAGCAAGCGTCACTCAGCGACTTCAAAGCCGTGCCGAGCAACTTATAATTTAGTATCTTTCCCATATTACCTTTGTTTTTACGAAAAATTCTCAAAAATCGCCTTTATGCGCAGATTTTACGTCCTAATTTGGTTCGACTAATGAACATATCAAAAAATCCGTATATATAAAACATTGCCGTTACTATCATGACAGTAAAACACGAATCAATCATATCTTGAGTTGTGTACCAACTCCACTCTACAATATGGGCAGCGTTGATACCGAAGAAGTAGAAAAATGGTATTCTATATCTCCAACAAAGGAAAAAGAATCGGCTTGCTAATATCAAAACCATAGGTAAAATATAAACCATAAAATAGATGAATAAATAGCAGGGAAAATTCTCATTATTAGTTATGAACATTTCCCTTGGATGCTGACTAAAATCCCACATTCCATAAGCGTGTAAGCACATAATAATTATTGGAACGTACTTACAGAACCAGCAAAAGAATTTCAGAATCCTTCTGCTATACCGATTTCCGTGCTTCATCAGCAAGTTCATCACTTCACTTACGTCTTTGTCTTGCAACCACCTTAATAAGTCGCCTTCGTCTTCTTTATTCATAATTTTCGGTTTTAAGATTCAAAATAAGATGGTTGCAAAGTTACATTTCTGTTGTAATAACGCAAGAAAAATGTCAGATTGCTATTGTTAAACTTTGCTAAACCATCTTATTGTTACCAATAACGGCGTTTTACTATCAATTTGTTATCCAGTACGTCACGAATACGTCCAGAAACCCTGCAACCTCTGCCATATACCACACAGGCTTATATCCTTCGTCATCGTCCGAACAGCTTACGAGTAGCAGATAGATAAGAGCTATTACAGCCGTTGGTACCCAGCACACCGACAGACACCAGCCTACACACCCTGCCGCAGCTATAAGCGCACCTCCTTTGTGAATAGGGTAGGCATCAGCATCGAGATAGTTGGGTGCTGCACCTACAAACATCAGTCCTGCGCAACCTATGAAGGCGAGACACTGTATGCCCTTACCTATGGTGAGCATACATATCATCATCAGTACCGCACACGTAACCATTACTGCCGTGAATAGCCAACCATAATTCCGTTTGCGGTTGTCTCCGATGATTTCACTACCAGTACAACCCTGTAGCTGATAGTACACGTCACTCACCATAGCTGGCACACCGAAGCGCATAGCTGATAACAACAGAAATCCTCCAAGCAAGAGGAATGAAATCAATGAAAATATCCACATAATACTTAACTTTTTAATCGTTCTACAACTTCATTTCGAGTTGCTTTGGATAGTCGGCAGTCACATCGAATGCCTCTACCTCTTTGATGGTCTTCAGCTCAGCCACGTCAGCCTTGTGCTTGGCAGTGACATTGAAGCATTCCAGGGCATACATTTCCAGCGCACTCAGCAACTGGATAGCCTTATCACAATCCACCTCCAGCTTAACGTCTCCAAGCCAAAGCGTAGTAGTCTGCTGACCTGCTGCCTTGGCGATGGTGGTGGAGTTCATCAAACCCACTCTCGTAGCCTTGTCAAGCCAAACGGTCATACCATTCAATACAAAGCCATTGACCTTGCTAGAGGTATCATAAGCCTCAATCTCAGCAACCTTTGAGCGGATGCTATAGGCTAGCTCGGATGCATCGTGCTTGGTTTTCCAAGTCTCGTATTCAGCCTTAACCTCGTCGGCATTGTAATCAGTTACTGACACGGAGCATTCCACACACTCGTAGGCACCCATGCCTTCCTTTTCGGCTGGGTCGAAATGGATAAGGTAGATACCACCTTCTACTTCCTCTTTTTCTTTGTAATCGCTCTTGGCGATAATAGTCTTAACAAATGAAATCTTGCTCATATTTATACTTATTTATGATTGTTTCTGATACATATCTTCCGCATATTTTGGCAATAGACAACATCCTTGTGCCGCATCATATTCCAAGCCTGCCATCTGATAGCGTAGGTATCACGACGAATCATCAGCCCTAGAAGGGAATTACATCTACAAGCAAATACCATTGCATCCTTGCTAGTAGGTTCATCTATCTCGTTCCACCACTTTATCAGTCCAAACAGATGGTCTCTTGTTCGGTTGATGGTATAGCACCTATGCGGCTTAATGATTGCGCCTGTCATTTGCACACCCTTCTTAGCCTCTTGGAGATAGACCTTATCAGGATGGAGAGTAAGCCCTAGATTTACCTTTAGCCATTTTCTTGCATCCTCCAAGGTATCTAGCAGCAATCGCTTGTCACGACTTATGCAGACAAAATCATCAACATACCTTCCATAGCCCGAACCATCGCCCATCCTAGCCATTATCCACTTGTCGAAGATGCCCATCAGCAGATTGGCGAGTATCTGACTAGGTAAATTGCCAATCGGTAATCCCTTGCCTTTCTCGTTCGTGAATAACGACTTATTCTTAGGCAGCTTGGCAAAGAGCGACAAATCTCCAACCTTGATGCAATTTTTGGTAGGGTCGTGGAGGACGACTTTCTTCCATAACCATAACCAAAACTCTATATCGTTCTCGTGATACTCCTTTCGGATAATGTCCCCTACGATGTTATAGAGTCGTTGGCGGTTAATGCTCATAAAGAAGCCACTTAGGTCACACCTCAATATCCAGGCCTCCAAGGCATAATCTCCACTGATAGCCTCTATCTGACCTATAAGATGATTGATACCATAATCAACACCCTTACCCTTGCGACAAGCATAGGCGTTATCGGTCATATATTGCTCGAAGATAGACAAGAACTTGATAGCTAATATGTGATGTACTATTCTGTCCTTGAAGGTAGCACACCATACTTCCCGAAGCTTCGGGCGAGTGACACAGAAAGCCTTGCTCTGACCTATCTCGTAGGTCATACTATTCAGCTCCAGATATAGCTGGTAGTTATTGGTGAGGAAGTTCATCTTATACTCGATGCAACCCCAAGTACTGCCCTTATGCTTGCAGCAGTCTCGAAAGCCTTCATCTACAAGTTCTATCGGCACATATTCCCTCGCTATGTCGGTAGTCGTATTCTCTTCATAATCGGTCATTATATCAAATTTAAGCATACAGAAAATCTTATCGTCACTAAGTGATAATCGAAAACTGGCAGGACATAGTAGCTATTGTTCTTGTTGTTGTTGTTCGCCTGAGAATTGTAGTACCAAGCGTTCGTGGCATTGTTCTGCGTTTACGGCTTCACTGACTTATTCCTAGCAACTCCATCCCTCAGAGGATGGCTGATTGCGGAAGCCCCTTGTCACATTTAGTGACGGCTCTCTTACCTTGCCGTAGCTCGGTAACTCTCACCTTTGCGATTCCTTGTCGATTTCAGCCAGCCATATCCCTCTTGCAATACCTTGTCAACTACATAGTTTAGGTTGGTTGCCGCCTTCACGCTCAAAAACTGCGCTTCGGCAAAGAGGGTGATTCTAGACTTGACCTCTGATAGACAAAGGATGAACTCGTTCAGATTGCGCTCACGGTCTTCAAAGGATGAGTTAATCCTTCTCACCAAGTCCAAGGCTGTGCAAGCCTTGCTTATCGCTACCTCGAACTGTCCGTACCTCACTATCTTGCTAATAGTCTTAGAATAGTTCAATAGTAGCTTGCACAAGGTGAACGTGTCCTTGTATATCTGTAGATTCTCTGTATATGCCATGGTTATTTATTCTAAAAATTGCATACTTGCTTGCTTATCTTGCTTGCCACCTCCCTTCCGTGGAAGAGATAAAGAGGCAAAGAGATAAAGAGGTCAGCAAGCGAAAACTGGCAGGACATAGCCGCTACTGCCCTTGCTGCTGTAGTTCGCCTGAGAATAGTAGAACCAAGCGTTCCTGGCATTGTTCTGCGTACTAGTCCATCTATTCTGACCATTCACGAACTTATAGTAAGCGTCAGCCACGCTATCCCCGAAGAGTGTTCTCAACACTTCTCGGATGGTGCCAGCATTACTGATATGTACGTACTCCTGACCTACTGACATAAGGAAGCCATTCAGTTTCTCACCGCCAATCTCTAAGCTCTGACCATAGGCGAAGGAAAATGCAGGTACACTAAGACTTCGCTCCTCAGCCTCTTGTCGAACCAAGAAGGACGATTGCTCTCCGTTCCAATAGTTAGGGTCAGACGATGTATTGCCATTGAGGGCGATTGAGGTAAATTGTAGATTCTGCGTACACCACTGATACTTTTGCAGCTTCGTCATATCCTTTAAGTCGGTGCAGCGGATGATGAAGGTACCTCTGTTAAGGCGAAGGTTCTGGTCTGACACCTTGATGGCGATAGCTTCCTCGGCAGTCTTGCCAGCAGCCACCCAGTCCTCGATGTAGTACTCAGTTGCATCAGAATCAAGCACGTAGATACCTGTCTTGAACTGGTACATATTGACTTGAATAAGTCGCTGAGCTACCCTTGATGTGTAGGTACGAGAGTTCTTGTTAAAGCGAACATAGTAGCCATCCTCGTCATCAACCCTCACGGTGTACTCCTTGAGATACGGAACATAGATGGTCGCCTGTCCCTTATCATCGGTGGTGTAGGTTGTTGCCTTATTGTCGATGGTTACAATCACGTCCTTTCCTTCCCAAGGCGTGCCATTGCCATCGGTGTATTTGGTGACAGTCACGATAACTTTCTCGCTTGCCTCCTCATCATAAGGCTCGTAGCTAAACGTGATGGTCTTGCTCACGCCCACAGAGGTAAAGCCTATTGGAGACAAGGGCTGAGCGTTGGCATACTCGGGGACGGCTACTTGGTAGTACACACCTCGGCTGACCTTGAATGTGGTCTTGCCCTCTGAGTCGGTGGTGTAGGTCTGAGGAGTCTTGCCGTTATTGAGAAATACGTTAATCTTGATACCAGCCACCTTGATAGAGTCAACAGAAGAGGCAATTGTGACAGTCACTTCCTCATCAGTGTTGATAACATCTACCGATTTGGTTTCTCCGTTGCGGTTTGTCACAGAGATAGTCGAACCCGACATCTCTATATCGCAGGTTTCCGCACCTGTCGTGGCGGCCTCTGCGTCTTTGATGGCAGTAGTGAAATCTTTCTCACGCTTTGTTTCTGCGTCCACACGAGATTGCTCTGCTTCTACTCTTGCATCTTCTGCGGCAGCTCTGTCTGTCTCTGCCTGCTTGCGAGTTATTTCTGCATCAACACGTTCTTTCTCAGCAGATACTCTCTGCGTCTCGGCTTCCTTTCTCGCTTCCTCATTCGCATTGAGGGTATCGTTTATCTCCTTGTTGTTTTTCAGAACCTCATTCGCCTTATCAATTAGGTCACTCAACTCAACAGAAGGAGGCAGAATAACCATAGCCGTATCCATCTCTACGCTGTTGTCGCCCTCATCAGTAGTCCCAAACTCAGTATCAGCATCGGCATTGTTGGCCACGATGGCAAACTGAGGGTATTCGTTGCTTCGCCAGTCATTGCCGAATATCTTACCCTTTACCTCGATAGCATACGTGCCGAGGCTCATCTTATCACCCTCTACTCTCGCAAGGAGAACATTATCCTCCTTTACATCAATCGTAAATGCAAGAGGTATGCGTTTGAATTGATTACACACCTGTACCACCACGTCCGTACAGGCTGGCAAGGGGAAAGCCTTCGCTTGCCCCTCCACCATCTTCATCACTGGAATCCTCAGCGTGAAGTCATTACCTTTAACGATTTTCTTCATATAGCTATACTATTTTAATTAGTACTGTCTGTTAATTATTCTCGCAAGATATGGCTGTGTAAAACCTTCGAGTGTGTAAGACTTGTCGGGGTTATACATCAACAGAAATTCATAAGAGTCTCCTGCCGCCATATCAAAATCAGCCCAATAGCCACCGTTCCAGTGTGTAATAAGCGGGAGGCCTTTAGTGTTCCATCGCGCCACATTTGCGCCGTCTTTTGTTGTGCATCTTCCTCTCATGGCGATGGACTCGCTGCCAATATCCATCACGATTGTAAGCCTTACGCAGAACTTGTCATCGACATGCTGCGAACCGAACAGTATCTGCTTGATCGTCCCGAGAGTGGGCAGCGCAAGCGCAAGATAATTTTTCGAGCTGACTATCAGGGTAAGCGAATCTATTTTCTGTACTTCGTTATAAGTAGTTCCTCTAAACAAACCTGTATTATCAAGGAATACATCCTTGGTAGTCATATTTATCATCGTGTACTTATATCCGTATACTCCACCGTTGACCGATACGTCACCAATACCGCGCAGCGCATAGTTCTGCACGCCGTTCTTCGCTTCCGCAAAGTAGCACACGTTGCTATGGTAGCCGTCAGTTGTATCGATGGCATCTACCCTCATCTTCGCACTGAGGTAAGTTCCAGGGCCAGGAACAGCGAGGGTCTGGTCCGTGTCGATGAATATAGCACTCCGCCCCTCTGCCTTGATCAGCTGAAAACGAGTATCTGTCAACATCATGCTGTCTTCCTTGAATAAAGCACCACTCGACAGACCTTCGCCCGTTATCTCGAACCGTCCGAACTTCTTTCGTGTACCACTGTCCTCATCTTCGTAATATCTCACACCGAAAGCACCCTTGTCGGCATACATGTAGCCATCCTTAGAGACACGGAACGGAGAGTCGGCGGCTGTCGACGAACCTACCCAGAGAGGATATTGCTTTCCGTCTTCATCCTTCGCCTCATCTATATCGTAGTTGCCGAAGTGAGCGAGCGTATTTTGGTTATTACCATCTTTCGCCCAAACATGGTGAACATTGATGGTGTCAGCATCTATCAGGTCGGCATTAAGCTTGCCGTCCTGAAACATTGCAGTGGTAGTGCCGTTATTGCTTACCTTCACCTTGTCGCCATACAGCTCCACACCATCTGCTGTAATATTTAAGCCCGCAGCCTTGGCTGTCGCCTTGTCGATGAGGTCAGTCTTCTTCTCTGTGTACTCTGTCATCAGAGCACCTTCCTCCAACTTCGGCTTAGCCACCCAAGCCTCACAGCCGTCAACAGCTCGCAGCAGTACCGACTGAGGTAACACAGTTTCGCCATCACCCGTATAAAGGTCTATACGCCAGTGTACCCAGTATCGCTTCCATTCGCTCGTCAGTGTGAAGTTCGATGCTCCGTCGGCCACATTCTCCGTCACCTTTCCCTGGCTGTTCTCTGCGTAGATATTCACGTGAACGCTGTCCTTATACAGGTGTGCTCTCAGAGTTCCGCTTCCCTTCGCAAGGAACGAGAATACATAATTCTTCCTCAGCTCGAAGTTAAGAATCCTTCCGTTCTCTCCGTTGAATCTCAGGAAGTCACACATATTATTGTTACTGCTGTCTGCCTTTCCGTGAACTACGGCATACGCACCCTCGTAGGTGTCCTGTGCCACCTCATTGGCCGTATAAAGGTTGCTCAACTGTCCGCTCGCAACAAGCGTCCTCGTGTCGTCGAGCATATTTCCGCCAAGGTAGTCGTAGTCCGTTTCCGCAGGAGTCCAGCCTGTGTACTCGCTTCCTTCCTCCAGCATTGGCATACATATCCATCCGTTACCAGAGGCAGTATAACCAAATGTTCCGTCCACGGTTATGCCATTGTAGACAAAGATATTCACCTCGATAAACTCTGCGTCGCCCGAGTTGAAAGTGTAGTTCACCTGCCTCCATTGGTTCACCTCGTTCTCCTTCGTTATCCACTGCATGTTACCCGAGGTGGCAGTAATTTGGTCCCCTCTATTGCCATTCAGCGCAGCCATCTTGAACACCTCCGAATGAATCTGTAAGTCCTTCGTGTCGCACTTTATCCATGCGGAAAATGTATAATCGGTGTTCTTCTTCACAGCGATGCCGTTGATGGTCAGTCCCCAGAAAAGTCCCTTGTACTGAGGCGTTCCGTTACCCGTCACCGAGAAGCGGATGGCATTATGGCCGTTCACGCCCTGTGTTATCGTAGGCTGGAAGAGGCCGTCCGAATAATATATATCACCCTTCCTTGTCAATGACGTATCTCGCAGTAGGTTGTGCCGTCCTTGCTGGTTCTGAGTCACGCTGAGAGTAATCTCCTTTGCTGTCTGCTTGATAGTAGATGTGTAGGCGTTGAGAACGGTAGGATTACTTCCTTTCAGGTCTTTCTCCAGTGCCTCAAATTTCGACTGGTACTGCTTGGCCGTAGCCTTTACACTGCCCATGTACTTTGTCACATTCACAGAGAATGGAACCTGTGTACTGTAGCTCTTCCCTCCGAGAGAGAATGTGATTGTGACAAATCCCTCGCTCACCGACACCTTGTCTCCGCTCGCCAGAGTGATAGTGTTCACAGAATTGAGCTTCACCTTTATGTATCCTGTAGCCAAGCTTGCCGCAGCCGTACAGTTCTGCATATAGCTCACCCTTACGTCTGAGCACTCGTTAGTAACATTCTCGCCACCTCTCATCACCATTACTCGTCCTTCTGCCGTGGTGTCCGACACGATGCCGTCATCGTTAGTGTCGAGCACGATGGGCTGTACGAGAAGTATGCTCACTCCGTCCTCTCCGTCATTTCCGTTCACACCAGGAGTACCTTGTTCTCCTTTCTCGCCCTGTGGTCCCTGTGCGCCCGTTTCGCCCTGCGCACCTGTTTCTCCTTTAGGTCCCTGTGGCCCTTCGTCACCTCTATCTCCCTTTTCGCCTTTGTCTCCTTTGCCTCCCTTTTCTCCCGACAACACCTTCTGCCAGTCGCTGTTTGCGTCCGAAGGCTCTTGACTTGTTCCGTTCTCGTTGATACAAGTCCACAGGGCGTTGTTATGGTTCACTTGGTCGTAGTAGTCATAGCTTCCTGCCTTCCACTCACCTCTGTAGTTCACCATGTGCATAGCATCCCCAGTCGAAGATACCCACTCAAAGATACCGCTATTAAGCCTTATCTTGTCAGGCGAAAGCACGAATACCTCCTTGCCATCGTGTGTATATCTGTCTACACCCTTGAAGCCTACGATGCGAGGTGTGTTCTCGCCAGTACTCTCCAGTATCAGCACACCTTTTCTGCTATCATCGTCAACAATTTGTCCTCCAACAAAAACAGCTCTATGTCCGTCAAGCACAATAGTGTCTCCTGCTTCAGGAATACCACCTATCTCTGCCGTTGCAAACTCCTCAGTCATTGAGTCTAACGACAAAGAATGTTTGCCGATTACTATCCATGAGAACATCTGTCCTCCATACAGTTCGTTGCCATATCCGTCATATATCTTCTCGTTCACACTCGATACGCCGTGCTCAGGGATTGTTCGCCAGTAGCTCTTGTTGCTTGCGTTCGTGGTTCCAGTAGCCAGCGTTCCGATGGTCTTGCACCTCACTTGGTCTCCCTCTCTCCACAGGTTTTGTGTAGCCGTAGTTCCGTCATCCGCCAAGAGATAACAGAGCCAGCCTTTGCATTTATCTACAGAGGTCTCTATCCATTCACTGCTCTCGCTTTCCCATGTTACAGGCACGACCTTCACTATCTTGCTTCCTGCGCCCGAGAGATACACATTACCGCCTGCATACGACAGTTTTCTTACCTCCAGTTGATTAAAGATAGCCTTTCCCCAAATGGTGAGGTTGGTGATAAAGCCGTTGTATTTCCCGTTTTCCTTCTTGACAGCGAAACCTTGCTCTGCTTCATTGTCGTAGTCGATGGACTGCAACGACTCCAAGATGGCCCGTCCTGCCTCGTCTATCAACGCTCCGCCCTTACCAAAGTAAGCACCTCCGTTCAACTTCACTAAAGCCTCGCTTACCAGTCCTTTGATGAAGGTAATCACGCCTTGTGCGGTGTCATCCTTTAGCTTCGACAGAAAGTGTTTTGAAGCTTCATTGATAGTCGAGTCGGTTATCTGTTTCGATGTCTCGCTACTTACCTTTCCGTTTCCAGACTCAAGGGATGAAATCTGCTGCTTTATCTTAGCCATCGTTCCGACTTCTACATCGTTCCTCAGAGTTACTTCATAGGTTGGTATGCCTCCTTCGTTTTCTCTTATAACGAGCTGGTCGATGGTCACCTTGCCTCCTATGTGTAAGTCGCCATCGTCAAACTCCATGATGTCGCCGGCCTTCAACGTGTCGTGAAGGCTCTTGATGGTTCCGGTTTTATCTTCAGTCGCTTGGTCGTTTTGTCTCGCCATAAACACTTCGTCTACCTTGGGCTGGTACACATACCTTGTGTAGTCGTTCTTGTCTATGTAGGCAATGGCGTATTTCAGAAGCTTTAGTGATGCTGCGTTCACATAAGAGTCGGGCAGGGTGATACCTGTCAGTACAAAGTGATCTCCTTTTCTGATAGGATAGTCTTTGTATGGGAACCACAGCTCCAAGGCATCGTCCTTTACTCTCTGTATGGTCAACCTCCATCTGCCGTTCTCTTTTACCGATGATGCTACCTTAAAGGTTCTTCCTCCACACATGCCATCCTTCATGGCGATAGAGAAATCACTGTCCTTCAGGTCGTTGATATCGAAGTCGATAGACGGATTCAGGTAGATGTCAACATTGTTTACGGTTTGTCCGTCTTCAAACCTTCCGTTGTCATTTGGTGCAACGCCCTCGTCAATCTCATCAACACGCACACCACCGATAACCATTTCTTCGATTGTAGGGTATATCTCTACGATACCGTTGGTCTTGTCATCGTTATCAAAATATTGCGATGCGGAACGAAGACCAATCTGCTGTATGTTCACAGAGTCAATATAGGGCCTGTATGGATTCGTCGAAAAGATATGTTCCTTGCCCGTTGGGTTTACATATTCCTTATCAGCCTTACTCAGCGAGTTGTAGTAGTCGTTAAGTGAAACATGAGGGAATCCTGGCAACATCAGCCTGTTGATAGACATGTTGTTGGGAAGATTCTGCGCATACTCCTTCATTGACGATGGCACTGCCTTAGTGTTCAGGCCGCCAGTTATATACAACTTTCTGTTTCCTGCGTTTACTTGTGCGATAAACCTGTCAAGATTTTCTTTTGACGGCTCGTCTCCGTTGTCTTCCATGTTGTTCTTCACTTTCGAGTATAACATTACGGCCTGCCCGCTGCTCAAAGCTGTCACAACACAGGTGATGACCGTCTGAAAGTCAAACGTCACCTTCAGGACGTATCCGTATGTCTGTTCTTTACCAGTCCCGTCATTAGGTACGAAAACTCTTGGGATGGTGAAATAATTGTCAATGTACTCCATGTCGATATACACTGACAGATAACTTGTTGCAGTGTTCACCTCTGTGATGTTACAGAAGTACTTTGTGCCAAGGTCTGCGTAGTAGTGAGATGGGAGGTTCTTTTCTGAACCGTAAGCTCTTAGCCTTGTCACGATTTGCTGTTCTGAGTCTGCATTTTGGATCAACTCACTCAAACCTTTTCCAAGCCCGTACTTGAAGATATTTTTTGCGAGCACGCCTGCCGTTCCAACGTACACATTCCGACCTCTTACGATGAAGTTTACGTCCCACTCGCTATTTACTAAGGCCAAAGCTTCCCAACAGGTCTTTCCGTCAACGGTGATAGACTTGGATTCGATATCGTTCTTAGGTGTTCCTCCTCCATAAACATTCGTCCAGTCCGCATCCGAACAGCCTCTCTGCAAAGACCTTTTCTTGTTGCGTGAGTACACTTTCCACACACCCTTGCCGATCTGTTCGTCAAGGTTGGCTTGTATTCTGTCGAGAAGGTCGTCAAGTGTCTCTACGTAGAACGAAAACTTCGGCAGGGCAGTATAATGCAGTTCGTTGTCGTTCAGAACCACGTCGAGAAACTCCGATCTCGACAACTCGTCCTGCAACGCATTGAACTTTACGCTGTCATACACGAATCCCTCTCCGTATGTGTTTAGCCTTGCTTTTTTGTCCTTTCCCGGCTCATAGTTCAACTCGAAGCGCTCTCCTCTGTATATGATGTAGTCGCCTATCTTAAAGTTGATTGGAGCGTTGTTTTTGAAGTCAATGGTAAGGAAGCAGTCTCCCATCCATTTGTCTGAGTACTGCAATCCGTGAACGACAACCTCGTCATCGTTCACGTCTGTAAGCTTTGTTCCGTCCTTATGATATATGTTCCACCTACTCATGTCTGCATCAGGTTAAGTTCGTTATGTTTCCGTCCGCACCCATCACTGGCTTAATGTCTGTCACGGGGTCATTAAACTTAAAGGTAACACTCATCACCAATAAGTCTTCATTCTCTGGGTCCCTGTACAGCACAGGGTCTATGCTTTTCAGCCTCACGTGCTGCCTGCCAATCTTATTGAAGTCGCAATACATCTTCATCATACCTGTTGTTCGGAGATAATTCACAAAGCTCCTGCATTTCTCGTTCGCCCCATAAACTTTTCCCTTAAACAGGAACTTTACCTTATTTTCGTAAGCTGCCATATACAGGCCGTCTTTGCCTATATATTCATCGTCTCCGTGCTCGTCATACCAGCTCCTCTTTACTGGTTCTTTCACTGCGTCGCATGGTTTGAACGGACTCTCGCTTACGTACATACCGAAATCGGTTATAGTGTCCATTACCTTGGCACCATCACCTTCTTTCTGCATATAAATTCTGAAATAATCTTTCATAACTCAAAATCACTTATTTATGATGCAAATATACAATTAATTGTATAATTATACAAGTAAAATGAAAATATCAATGTATATTTATGCAATTAAGGGCGCGAATAGCACTTCATCACGCCCTTAATCATTACATTATCTTACCTTGATAGACTTAACTCCGTTGATAACCATGTTGAAATTACTGCTATACTCCTCGAATACGCGCTCTATTCGCTCTGCTGCTTCAGCGTTTCTTAGGGTGTTGGCAGATATGAAGTTCAACTGTGTTAGTTGCGACTTGGCTATCTCGTTCGATTCCGACATACATTTCACTTGCTCCTCTCTTATTACTGACACATCAAGACGTATGCTATTGAGGTAACTGGCAATCAGGTCTCCTGTCTCTTCCGTTATCCCTTTTACAGAATTTGTAAGAGAAGAACTGCTGTTGTCGCTCCATCCGTAGTACCGCTTGATATAATCTCTTGATGCCTCTATCCGCTTTGTCACGTCAGCAAGGTCTTTGCCTATCTCATCCATCTCTGTGTCGGTGTACTCGGACATTACTTTTCCCGTTGCTGTGTCAAGCTTCTTTTCCGTACCGCCATTAGGGTCGCCATACTTCTTGGTCTTCTCTATCAGAGCTTTTATCTTCTCTCCATAAAGGTTCTCTATCATGGATTTCAAGATAACATTCCTTAGATTTTCCTCGAAATGGTCCACAAGGTTGTCAGATGTGTTCGACATCGTGGCCATTGCGTCACCCCAGGCGGAAACGAGGTCGGAATACTTGTTGCCGGTAAGCTTCTCAGTCAGAGACTCTATCATATCCTCCGACTTCTCGCCGTACTCTATCAGTTTGTCAAGATAGGTCCTTGAGTCCTCATCAAGGTTGGCCCAAAGCTCCGCGTAGTCCTTCTTTATCTGCTGAAGCACCTTGTAGTCTATATCCAAGATATCAGTCATGCTGTCAAACTTCACGCCGTATCTCTTGGATATTTCGGGGGCAGCTTCTTTCCACCCGCGCTTCTCCCAGTCTCTCACCTTGATAGAGTGACTTCCTGCCGAAGCACCTGAGTTGAAGTTCTTCATGGCGATCACCTTCGTCTGCTTTATCTCAGCTTCCAGCATCTCCTGGGCTTCCTTTGAGGCGTTTGCAGCCTCAGTACCCCAGTGAATGTTCATGTACTCCGACTTCTTGGAGATGAGAGAATCCCAGATCGAAGAAAGCGTTTCGTACTTCTGCTTCGCTTTGTTGTACTCTGAATAATCTGCTCCAAAAGCCCCTATCAGAGAACTTGCAACGCTTAACCCCGCACCAACAGCAGCTCCATAAGGAGCAAGGTTACCAAGACCCAAAGCATTCAGTCCACCAGACACCTGCGATGCCGCACCAAGTGCATTGCTTGCGCCTCCCGTTATCTGCCCGAGAATGGAATCTTCTTCACCCATTGCCTTAAACAAACCTATCACTGGATCAAGAGCGCTTTCCAATGCCTTAAACTTTCCTGCAAGCGCATTGATGGCATTCGACGAGTCTGCATACTTTCCTTTCTGTTTGCTCGCAAGCTCATTTTTGCTATACCCGGCAGCACTCCATTCTATGCCCATCTTCTTGGCTTGTTCTGCGGTAGGCACATACTTTTTGCCATTCATGTACTGCGCACCGAGGTCACCTTTCAAGTATCCTCCTATAGCGTTTCCTTGATTTACGGCCCCGAAGATGTATGGCAGTGGGTTTCTGTCAATATCCTCTTTTCTTAGCTTGTCGAGGGCATCCCTCAGCTGTTTCACTACTTCTACCGACAATCCCGTCGTTCTCGAAAAATCGTCTATCTTCTCGATCATAGAGTTGATTGTTGCCGAAGATACCCTGTCAAGATCATCGAAGATGGCAACCCAGTCCGACTCCTGCTTGAACTGCTCGAACTGAAGCTTCGCAACGTTCTCGTTATGAGTCTTTGTGGCTCCTGCCTTGGCTCTGTCTCTCATCTGTGGGTCTTCGATGCCCTTGATGAGTTCAAGCTGTCTCTCGTATTTTCGGTTCTCGTCCTCAATCTGCTGTGAGATGGTGGCATTCTTCTCAATCAGGTTAGCCATCAAATCGATGGTCTCCTTCTTGATCTTGTTGTTCTCATCTTCCAGCTTCTTGCGGATATCATAAACACGGGTCTCTTCACCATACTTATCCTTGACATTTTCAAGACTCATATCCTTAACCTCATCCGTAGTCAAGTTAAGACCGGACTGAATGTTATCGTGCCTTACCGCAATATCGAGCTGCTCCTCCAGGAACTTTTTGTAAGTGTCAAACTGAACAATTCCACCGAAAGCTATATTCTGAGCACCTTTCTTGTTTCCGGTCAGCTCGTATATTTTCTTATACGTCTCATACTGCTCAGATATAGTATCAAGCTGCTTATTGAGTACATTCAGCTCATCTCTCCGCTGGGCTTCGAGAAGTTTTCGGTTTTCAGTCTGAATACCTGCCTTCTCGTTTGCGGCGTAGTCCAATCTGTCCTTCGTTGACGCAGGGAGAGTATTCAAGAGCTCCTTGATGGAAGTCTCGTAGTTGGTATAGTCAGAGATAGGGAACCTCTTCTTGTCACCAAAGATAGCCTCAAACTCTCCGTCATTAGCAAGCTGACCAAGAGCACCTTCTCCATAAAGCTCCTTAAACTTCTTGATTTCAGCATACATCTTCTTGTATAAGTCGATGCGCTTCCTCAAATCTTCAAGAGCCTTATCTGTCTGCGCGCCTTTTGATCTACGGCCACCGGTTTTCTTGTTTTTCTTCTTGTCGTCACCAGTAAACCATTCGCCCCAGTTATCATGATAAGCCTGCATCTTAAGTTCGTATTCCTTCTGCTTCTGTGTAAACTCATCGAGAGAAAGATTGCCCAGCGCAAGCATCTTCTTTCTGGTGTTGAGTTCCTTTTTGGCAGCAGTAATGTCCGACTCAGCGTTGCTCTTTGCTTTATCGTAGTCGTCTCCGGCATCCTTTCCCCAACTCTTGACGTACTTGTTCTTCTCATGATAGTCGTAACCACTACCCTTGAGATTCTTTTCGAGCTGCTGGGTGAGATCCGAGTCATCGTTCCTGAATACGAGATGAATGACAGCCTCGAATCTATCAGCCGCAAGCATTCGCTTCAATGCGTCTGATGCAAAAGGATAGTCTTTCTGAACCTGAGCCGCAGCATCCTTCATCATGTTTGAAACCTGGACCTTCTCTGCATCTGTCAATTCCTGGTTGTTGCGAATCTTGTCACCAATCCAAGGAAACGAAGTGTTTACTGCGTTATCGAGAGCATCCTTGAATTTATTCTCGTAGAAGCCAGTTTCAACACCCATCGCATTAAGAACGTCAGCACGGAACTGATCAGAAACATCCTGGTTCCATCCCTGCTTTGCAAAGAATGACGAAAGAATCTGATTAGCCTTACCCTGTAACTTTGGGCTGTTGCTGATATCTCCAAGCTCATCAATGAGATAATCGCGCATAGCTTTCACCTCATTCTTATATTTTTCTTCCCAGGAGTTGAAGCTAGCGAAGTCGGATTGTGTGGCATTAATCATATTCGCCTTTGCGGATGCTGAAGAGAACGCTTCTGCTATCTCCTTTGCAGAAGACAGTTTCTCGTCGAATCCCTTATAGGTATCCTCGTTAGAAAGAGAGTTCTGAGTGCTCTCCTCAACCTGTTTGAGAAGGATGAGCTGTTCTTTGAGATACTTAAGTCTATCCTCATTCGATTTCTTTTCGAGAAGGCTCATTGTGAAAGCATTTTCCTTTTCAGGAGCAATCTCCTTCAGCTTTTCCTTATATGCGTCAATAAGGTTTTCTATCTCTTTCTCATCGCCGTCCTTAATGGCTTTATCCGCATCGTTATCGCGAAGGAACTCGCCAATCTTAGTGTATCTGTCTTTTAGTTCGTCAGCCGTAGTCTCCATGTCTTGCTTCAGCTGCTGATGCTTCTGCCAGTAGTATGCAAAGATTGCAGATCCGGCAGAGATAGCGATTCCAGGAAGACCGCCAAGAAAACCGATGATAGAACTAAATCCGGACTTCAAGCCTCCGAGAAGCAAACCTCCTGCTGCTCCCCATTTGCTAGGGCTAGCCAATCCCTTCAGAACTCCACCAAGGGAGATTCTGTTTACCTGCCCCTCCTGCTTTGTGAGAGCCATACCTTGCTTGTACATCTCCTTGGTTATCTGTCCGGTAACATACAAGCGTCTTAGCTCAGCTTTTGTTATCGCATTTGCCTTTGCGAGTGCCTGGATATCCTGAATCCGAATCTGATTTTTATACTGAAGAATCTGTTTCTCCACGGGAGTTATTTTTTCTCCACGCAAAAGCTTGAGTTCAGCTTCTTTCGCGATATTTCCCTTTGAGTTCAGTATTCTTTTCCCGATTCCGCCCTCCAAGGTCTTTACTCCACGCATAAGAGCAGGTCCGGCGAATGCTGCAACCATAGCAGGACCTAAGACGTGAATTTGCTGCACGAGATTGGTAACAACATCAAGGATACCCTTGAAGGTTCCACCTATAACATTCTTACCGTTAGCAAAGTCAGCAAGCATGATTTCCCAGGCATCCTTCAATTTATTGTAGCGTCCGAGCAAAGTCTCACTCAGAACCTGCTGCATATTATAGAACTGACCACCTGCATCAGTCATCTGCCAGAAGATAGACTTCACATCATCAAAACTTACATCTCTGCTTGATATACGAGTCTTAATCTCTGATGTAGAGATATTTCGACCCTCTTGCTTAGAGTAGAACTCAGATAACTTTTCAAGCAGAGGAATACCTGCATAAGCAATCTGGCGGAGTTCCTTACCATCGAGCCAGCCACGAGCCTGAACCTGACCAAACGCCAATGCGATACGGTCAAAGCTAACACCAAGACCGGAAGACATATCCGCAAGCCTCTTGGTTGTGTCATAGAGCTGGTCGTACTCAACTCCATACGCAGCCAACTGCTTAACGTCTCGGTTCAGCTCGGAGAACGTAAATGGAGAATTGAGAGCAAGTTCCTTAATCTGGTTAAACATGGTGTTCGCATTCTGCATATCGCCAAGGATTGACTGGAGAGCAATATGCTGCTTCTCCATCTCGCCACCAGTGGTAATGATGCTCATAGCAAACTGCTGGGCACCGAACACAAGACCTCCCTGCAAGAAAAGTGACTTCAAATCCTGCACGGTTGAATTCAGCTTTCCTGCATGACTGTTGGCTCTCTCGAAGCCACGGACCAAATCAGACTGAACCTTTGCGGCCGTCTGAGCAATCTCCTGCTGACGCTTCCGCTCAAGCTCAATGCCTCTTTGAACCTCTTGGTTTACAGCCTTCTGGTCTTGAAGAACCCTCGATGCCAATGTGGTATCATGACCGCTTCCCATATTGCCAAGCGCACCGAGGCTGTTCTTCCAGTTCCCTGAATAAAGTTCTCCCCTGATATCTCTAAGGGTTCTCATTAAAGCAAGGAGTCTGTTAATCTCGCCTTCTGCCTTGCTTACATCTGCGCCGATGGAGATACCTCTGCTGTATTCTGAACGAAGCTGGCGTACTTTATTGCCGAGAGAATCGTATCGGCGTTCGGTATTCTTCAACTCAGTCTGGCGCTGCTTCTCGGCTGCAATATCTTCACGCTTCGCCATGGCAGCGTCTCTTGTAGCCTGAGCCTCAGCCTTCCTGTTTGCTTTATCTTGCGCAGAGTTCAGTTCTCTTTGAGCTTGTGTTGCATTTGTGAGGCTTGACGAAAGTTTGTTCACCTGTTCTGCATAAGACGAATAGGATGGTCTGCCACCTTTACCCATAAGGGCAATGTTAGCATCTTCAATTCTTTTCTTAAGTTCGGATGCTTCAGAAAGAGCTTTCTCCAGGGTACTTGTGTTTACGCCGAGTTCAAGACTTCTCATACCGGCACGCTCACCTCTACCGATTACAAGCGACATTTTCGCATAGAGTCTCGACATTCTGTCTGTATCAGCTTCTATACGCCTCGCTTCCGCTTCGGATTGTCTTTTTCTTTCGTCTGAAGCTCGCATTTCCGCCTTTCTCTTAGCCTCTTGCAATGCCATGTAGCGCTTTGCATAATCAGACAAAGCTTTAAGCTCCGCATCATTATCCTTGGCGCTCAACTTTGAAGCTGCCGCAAACTCTCTCTCCTGCGCAATGACTTTTCCCTTTTCTCGCCCGTATGCCTGGGTCGCAGCGGTTGCTTTTGTCATTTCTACAGCAACATCGGAAAGAAGATTCTTCATCTGCGCAGCATCAGTGAGGATTGATTTGTTGCCAGATGCTGACTGCAATCTGGCAAGAATCTTGTCAAGCTCAGTGATACTACCACCAAGCATGTTGGTATTATAACCCTTTAACGAACCCTCTGCCATGAGGTCTCGCATTTTGGCAAGCTTTTCAGTTACTCTTGCAATGTCAGCTTCAACCTTTGCTGCTCCACCGGAAAAGGCAGAAAGAGGGTTCTCCTTTTTGAATTGATCGGTAATCTGCTTTACATCACGGAACGTCATTTGGAGAACCTTAGCATAGTCTTGCAAAACGTTTGCATAGTCTACGCCGCCACCTCCGCCGCCTTGTGCTTTATTCTGTAATCTATAAAGCTGATTATTGACATTTTCAAGCATCAACTCTGCTTCCTTAAGCTTCGAGGTATCAACATTTGGGTTAAGTGAACGCAACTCCGAAATCTTACTGCGTTCTATGTTGATTCTCTGTAGCATATCGAGATAGGAGAGGGCGTTTTTTACCGCCATCTGCAAATCTTTAGCTTCATCGCTCTTGTCGCTTTTTTTGAGTTTGGAAATCCTTCTGTTTATCTCATTGAGAACATCGGCAAACTCTTTGGCTTTTTCTGCCTGCTCCTTGAACCCGGACTTCTTAGTTCCGAATCCCTGGAGAGCACGAAGAAGTGAGTTTGCAGCGTCGTCTCCTGTCTTAAGCTTGTCGATGATTTTTTGAAGTTCCTTAGATGTATTATCCTTCACACCAAGCTGAAACCACAAGTCACCTAAATTTCCACCTGCCATATCCTGAATATTTTAAAATTAGAGTTCATTGTTTAAGTAATCAGCAAGACTTATCTTCTTGCCAACGAGGCTTCCCTCATTCTTCTTTTTCTCCATCCATCTGTCATAGAGGTCGTCCATCTCCTTCTTGGTGTGCTTCTTCGGACCGCCTTCCTTCTTGGTCTTTGGATAGACGACAAGAGGCTGGTCTGCAACCATGAGGTCAATCTGCGCCGACGAATAGCCCCACCAGTAGTCGTAGGCTGCGATGAAGTACTTACGATGAAAGAGAAAACCAAACTTCTCCGCTAACGAGAAGGCTGCTCCCCAGCTGGTTCTGCTTGGATAGCTTTTGCTTCGCTCCTCGTCATCGTCATCATCACGTCCGTCATCCCGGTCGCTAATATGGTAGCCAGTGAGAATGCGTTCGATGGAATTTTTTTTTTAGAAACATCGAGGACTTTCAGCACCTCTACCACATCTACATCCTTGATGTAGTAGAGCCAACGCCAGTAAAGCCAGTAGAAGGCTCGTATCTTCCAGATGTTGTTGAGGAGGATGCAGACGCAAATCTTGACGTTGCGCTTCCATTCGTTCTTCTCCTTCATCTTGATATGGGTGCATCTTCTCATTGTTCCCTTTCTGAGCCATCCTATATGGTGTTTCTTGCCACGGAACACTACTTCCGTAGGTGTGTCACCGATAACGCTGTCAAGCATCTCCTGCAAGTCCACCGTAGGCTGCTCTATTTTCTTTTCTTCTGCCATGATTGTATGATTTTTTAAACGAAGAAGGGCGGCACGGCTGTTATCATAAGCCTGCCGCCCAACGGTTGTTATCCTGAATCTAATTACCTATAGACTTCTCTTTAATTAGCCTCCAATACCAGAAGCTTGAGCCTTAGTAAGCCAAGCAATACTGCGCATGCCTGCACCCTCGATAGAACCGGCGAACTTGAATGCAACTGGCTTTGAGCCTGTGTCATCCCACTGCAACGTTGCATAGAGGGCAATGTTTGTCACGATCATAAGGTTCTCCTTCTCGTCGTCAACGATGACGATAGTACCCTTGATCTTGAACTTCTTAGGCTCAACTGCAACGCCGGTAAAACCGGTAGTAGCATCGAGAGTCGCGTCACCAGTACTCTTCAAGGTAACCTTGGTCAACTCTGTGATTGCATCCTCACCGAACATGATTTTCAACAAGTCCTTTGCCTTGGAAGGAACAACGAACTCTACGTTGAAGTCACCGAGTTCTGCGGTAGTTGCCCAGTCACCGGCAAGGCCGATAACCTTGTAGTGATTGATGGTCGGATCCTCCATGGTTGCCTTAAGAGAATCAACCTCCACAGGAAGCTCAATCTCTGGTGTGATGTCAACTGAAGCCTTGCTCAAGTCTGTGATAGCCTTTGAGTAGAGCAAAGTCTTAGGACCATTGAAAATGTCCTTCATCTTGTCAATAGTTGTCATAGCCATAATCTAAAATATTTTTAATTGTTATACCTGAATACTTATTTTGTTCTCAATCGTCCTTGTATGATGGTGACAGAGTAACCGTCTCCGTCATCTGTCTGCATGGTTATCATCGGATTTGTTACGATGATGTTTTTGGTGGAGATAGGAAACTTATCCATGACGGCCTTCACCTTCTCGTCCACAATGGTCACATCAAGCGTATTGGGATTGTCTGCCGAAACCTTGTCCTTCACATACACTTCTATCTGTAGGGTGGTAGAGTAGTCGTTATACGCACCGTCAGAGTTCATCTCGTTGTTGTATATGGAAGATGGAAAGAAGACAACGATATAACTGTTTATCTTCTTGTCAACAGCCTTCGGGCGGTTGCGTGGGAACACCCTGTCACATACGCCTTTCATGGCGTTGCCCACATCAAAGTATAATGTCTTAATACTTATCATAATCACACCTTCTTAAAGTATCTGACTAAATAATCTCTGAGCGACGTGATAACATCGTGACCCTTCTTTGCCTCAACGAATCTTGCATAATCAACTCCGGCAACAAGCAACATTTGCCAAGTGGAATCATACTTTCCATTGCCATGTTCGTTGTACAAGAGTTCATCTTCTGCCGTTGCAGGGCCGTTCTGTCCACCTTCTCCATATTCACCCTTATAAGGCCTACGTCCGCTATCTTTGAACGAAAACGAACTACGATAGTACCTGTCAAGATTGTATCTCTCTCCTTCTGCAAGGGTGGGGCGTGTTGGCTCAGGGCCTGGGGCGTAGTGTATCGACTGCAAGGAGCCTTTGTAGTATGTACCTATAGCGGTTGATTTATACAGGTTACCTGTAACGTCATTATAGTCACGTGACTCATCTGCCGCCTTCATTGTCATTTCTGCTGCGTGGTCCATCTTCTGCTGCATCTTTGCTACAGCCATCTGACGGATTTTCTTTTCTATTTCCACGAACTGATCTGCCAAACTCCCCATAGCCTAAACTCTTATATATTCCCAGTAAACCACAGTCCTGTTATTGTCCGGTTCGCAGTCCTTGACCATACCTACCTCGGTGTTTTTGCCGACAGTGGAATAAATTGTGTCTCCGTCAAGAGGACATCTGCCAGCACCCCATTCGTCATATCTGACAGGAATCGATGCTTTCCTCTTGTTCTGGTCTACATATTTATCGCCTACAGTGGTAGTGTCCGTATAACTGCGGCCTTCACCGTTATAGAGAATGATTTCCTTGTCCTCACCTACGGGAGCGTCATCATCGGCGAATGGGTCATCAGGGTCGGCTTTTCCGACGACCTTCCTCACGATCTTGATGATGTGAGGGTATCTTGGGTTTCTGATGTTTTCCTTTTCCATAAGCCTTATTTGATGATGTGAGGGAGATGTTCTCCCCAAGGAGAATAATTCGCCCTCTTTACTCCGTGGGATGTCACCCGGAAGGTGGATTTTTTCTTGAGCATCGAGTCGGGCTCAAGCTTTTGGTAGATAGCATTAGCCTCCGCCTTCATTGCACTGATATCCTCGTCCGAAATCTCATATCCTCCTCCAGAGTGCGTCCAACCATTGTCGGAATCAGAGGTGTTGTTCACCTTGCTTGGGCCAAGACAAAACCACTTCAATGTATCGGCGTATGCTAAACTCAGCATGTCAGCATCACAGTCACACATCAGCGACTCCGGCTGTATGCCGCGGGTAAGCATGATTCCCAACATGGTCTTCTTTGGCACCTCAAACTTCACCTTGTTGATAAGGTAGTCGTATGCAGTGTAAACTTCCATCTCCGATTCCATAACCATACAATCTAATTACGTTAATAGTTCCAAGACCGAAATTAATCAGTCTTGGTAATGTCCATAATGCAATGGTCTGGGAAGTCGATGAGAGCTGGGCAAGCAGAGAACATGATGTCTGTGTGCCACTCCATGTACTTACCGTTAGGAACCGTTGAGTTCATCAACAGACCGAGACCATCGTTGGTTGTACCGAACAAGGTAGAGATAGCCTTGTTGCCAGCATACTCAATCAGCTTTTTGTCGAGGCTGTCTGTACGCTCGAACTCACAGGCATCACCGGCAGGACGGAGAACGACGATGTTGTCTGCCCAACCCTGCTTGTACTCATCGGTTGTATGAGTAACGTTGCGCTCCTTCTCTGTCACAATCTCGATAGGAGATACACCCTCGAAGTCAACGAATGCCTTGATGAACTGTTCCTTGCTGATAGGCATTGTCTTAGTAGAGGCAATGTAGTTCAGCTGACGGTAATTGGTAACGAGCTCGCGGACCTCTGCGTTCTTCAAGAATACATTATAGAATGTATTGCGAGTCATCTGCCAGATCAAAGCACCATCGAAACCACCGCGGGTCTCACGATACTTAGCCTCCTTCTCCTTCATGTAGGTAAGGATGGTAGCAGTAGGGTCAGCCCATTTCTTAGCACCACCATTGATGAAGTTGTCGCCATACTCGATAGGGTTGATAGCCCTGTGCAATGGGGTAGAGATACCACGGCCAATGCCTGAGTAGTCAATCTTACCGGTAGACATCAACTGAGCGGTCATAAAGTTCATTGTGGCATCAACAGAGTCGATACGGGTCTGAACCTCATCACACCAGTCTGCCAAGATATCGGCATCGTTACCGAACTCCTCGAACTGCTTGATGCGTGCATAGCGCTCAACTGCGGTCTCAACGTAACCAGGAGTGATGAAGTCAGGGATAGAAGCGGTGTAAAACTTGTGTCCGTTCTTGTCCATCTGGTTAGAATCGCCGAGAGGAGCACGGAGGTCAGCCATAGGAGCTGCCTTCAACTTGCGTGCCTTGACGTTGAATGTTGCCAAGCCATAGTTGTCGGTAGCTGTCAGGAACGAAGCGTTGTGTCCCTGTGTCTTGTACCAACCGTAGTTAGTGAAGAAGATTTCCTTTTTGTCAAGGAAACTCTGCAAATATGCCGCATTCTCCTGAGAACCGAAGAACTTGGCAAGTCGCGAATTATTAAAATCAAATTTTGCCATAATCCTGAATCAATCTTTAAGGTTAATAATTAGAGATGGAACCATCCGTTAACGCGACTCTTGTTGAGAGCCTTGATTGCAGGAGGGATTGGAGACATCCTGTCGATATACATAACGGTGTCATCGTTAGCAAGGAATGGGGTAAGCATATAGCGAGCACCATCCTCGAAATCTTCACCTGGGGTGAACAGGAAGTCGTAGTCGCACTGAGCATAACCGTTAGGGTTGGTTACCATAGGCTTCTGTTTCGCGCCGGCAGCTGCTGCCTCAACGAGTACCGCATCCTTCGCTACAACACCGAGTGTTGCTGACAAAGTAAGCTTCCATACGTCTGCGCCAGCCTCGGTTGTCTTCTCAACACCCGTAACCGTAACTGCTGTACCTGTGCCATCGAGAGCGTCAGGAGCAACCATGATATTGTCTCCAATGAACGGAATGTGCTTGTAGCCATCACGTACAATAAGGAGAGTTGTGTCAGTAGCACCGGTATTCTTTGCACACTGGTAAGACTTAACAATCTTAACAGTTGCGCCTGCGTTGCCATAGATGCCAGGATCATACTCCAGGAAGTCACCGGCGTAAATCTTTGCAGGACCCTTGAAAGGGTTGAGCAACTTACCACCAATTGTTGGAGTACGGAAAGCATCCTTTGCGGCGCCAATCAACTTGACGAATACATAGCGGATACCGCCGATTTCGCCACGAGCCTGGATGAGGGAACGACCTGGCAAGAAGCCGCTACCATTCATCCTTTCACTGTAATAAGGAGAAACTGTTCCCATAATCAATAAATAAATTTGTTATCCTGAATACTAATTGTTATTCGTCCTTTGGCTTGTGTCGAGATCTGATAGCTGCAACATCATCGAACTCGTGTTCGTCTACGGTTCCGGTTCCTCCGGCTCCGCCACCTCCGCTTCGAGGCTTTGTTTCTGGATTGATACCCGCTTCCTTGAGGTCGGCATTGTAAAGAACCTCTGCCTTACCGACAAGATCCTTGATGTCAACTTCACCATCTGGAATCTCAAGCTTATCCAAAGCTGTCTTAACGAAAAACGAATTCAAAGGAATGTTGGCTTTCTCAAACTTAGCCTTAAGACCTTCTTTAATGGAGTTCACCAACGCCTTCTTTGCGTCAGCTGCTTCCTTTTGCTCTCGCGCCTCACGCTCCTTCTTGACTTCACCGATGAGCTTTTTAGCCCACTCAGGCATGTCCTCCTCGTTAGGAATTTCCTCAGACCCTTCCTCCTCAGACTCAGTTTCCTTAGCCTTCTGGCGTTCCCTTGCCTTCTTCTTGTATTCCTTAACTTGCTGAGAAACGTCAGAATGGAGATTGCCGTCCATGCATTTCAAGCGATTTGTAACCTTGGTTACCAACTTGGCGTTTACAGCTTCGTCTTCACCAAAATCTTCGAGTACGTCATCAAGTTCTTCATTGATGGTTTTCTCGCTAATTGTCAACTTGGTACTACCGAGCTCCTTGTTGACCAATGCTAAGAGTTCTTCTCTTGTCATGTTGTTTTTGATTAAAAATGTTATTCTAAAAGTGGTTCTTCCACTCTAAAATGTATAAATATACCTTTTATTTTGCAAATATATGAATAAGTATGCAATTATCCAAGAAAAATTTATATTTTTGCAATATTAATTGTATTTTTATGCAGAAAGAAGTACTTTCAGGATTAAATTTGGATAATGGAGAGCCTATTTACACTCAAGAGTATATCCAATCGTTAAGAGACGCCGACAAGAAACATCCCGACAAGCTGAAGATTATTGCTCAGCGTGGCGGTCAGGAGGATATGCTCTCAATCGACGCCGATATAAAGATTTGTGGCGGCAGCCGCGGTGGCAGTAAGAGCTTTAGTTCTCTTATGGAAGTTCTGAAGGATATCAAAAATCCAGATTTTCATGCAACAATTCTTCGTAACGAAAAAGATGACTTGCAGTCCTTGGTAACAGACTCTTACAAATTGTTTTCCCAATTTGGAACTTACAATAAGTCACAGAACGATATGACCTGGAACTTCGACAACGGAGGATGGCTCAAATTCTCGTACTACGCAGGAGCCTATCAGGATTTCAAGACACGATTTCAGGGTCGCCAGTATGCCTATGTCTGCATCGATGAGGGTACTCAGTGCCCATATAAGAAGTTCAAATACCTCTTGACCAACAACCGAAACGCAGCCCACATTCGAAACCGCTTCTGGATTACCTGTAACCCGGACCCGGAATCTTGGGTGAGAAAGTTCATTGATTGGTGGGTTACCGACGAAGGATATATAGATCCGGAAAGGAATGGAGTTATTCGTTACTGTTTCATGGACGGCGATACACCTGATTCAATCTACTGGGGCGATACAAGAGAAGAGGTATACGAGCAGTGCAAGGGCATTATCGATAGCCTCTGGAAGGACAGCTATGAGGAGCTCGGATACACAAAGCTCGAAATGTTCATCAAGTCGGCGACATTCATCCGTGCCGACGTATCAGAGAACATCAAGCTTATCTCTACCGATGTTTCATATCTCGCCAACCTTGCACAGCAGGATGAGGAACAGCGTATGCGAGACCTGGAAGCAAACTGGAACTGGAAAGCTGCCGGTGATGACATGATCAAGATGGAAGACCTTGAGGAAATCTACGACAACGCAGAACAAACAGGAGACGGAAAGCGCAGAGCATCTGCCGATATCGCATTCACTGGCGGCGATAACTTCGTAATGTGGCTTTGGGAAGGATGGCATTGTAAAGACTTGGTTGTGCTGAGGCTGGACCCTAAGACTCTTGTTTCGGTAGTTGAGGCTAAGCTGAGAGAGTGGGGTGTTGAGGAATGTAACTTCACTTACGATATGCAGGGCATAGGTCAGTACTTCAAGGGATTCTTCAAGGATGCCGTTCCGTTCAACAACCAGGCGGCGCCTATTGCTCAAAACCACCAAGAAGAGGAAGGTATCAAATACCTCTACAAGGACTTGAAATCCCAGTGCGCATGGCTGTTCTATAAGATGATTAAGGATAGAAAAATATCCATTGAATCATCTCTTCTTGAAAGGAAATACTCAGGTAACGGATTCAGCAAAGTTCCTCTTAGGCAAATCTTACAGAAGGAGAGAAAAATGCTACGACGTGACGAGAACAGCGAAGGAAAGGGGTTCAAGCTATTGCCTAAGAAGGTTGCTAAGAAGTATGTCGGACACTCGCCCGACTTCTTCGAGTCTTGGTTCTACGTAATGATATTCAGTTTAATAAAAAAGAAACATAAAAAGGTAAAAGGATTATGGAGAATTTAAATTTTAGAGAAATACTCGTAAAGAAACCATTCTACGAGCTTAAGCCTGACGGATACATGAGCCATGGCACTTTCTCCGACAAGGTTGGTGATAGGAGTATGCAGAACATGCCTTACGACCCTTGCGTATGGAGAGTAAAAACCCAGTCCGACTTCCTTCGTGAGTACTTCCCAAGCGGACATAGAATCTGGGACAAAAACGCCTACCCGGACATTATTAAGGAAAATCCAGAGTGGGACCCGAAAGATCCTACTACAGGAAACCGCTACTACATACAGCCAATCACAAGATGTGCATTTTCCTTCCAGCAGGTTGTCGCAACGAAGCACACCCTACACTTGACAGGAAATGACATTCAGTTTGAGCTTGCCGACAGCACAGAGGAACTTGATAAGGAAGAGGAATCACAGAAGAATCTTAACATCTTTAAGAAGGGTTGGCTTATGCACAACATGGAGATTGCGTTCTTCGAAGCAGTAAGCTCATACATGACTGTTGCAGAAACCGCAGCAGTCGGCTATATCGACAAAGGAAAGTTTGGAGTTAAGGTTCTGTCATTCAAGAATGGCGACTACCTCTATCCGCATTATGACTCGATCACCGGCGAATTATCTGTATTTGCTCGCAAGTATTACGACTTGGATGAAGACGGAAACGCTCAGATTGAGTGGGTTGAGGTCTGGGATGATACCTATTATTATAGGTTTAGAAATGATGTCGGCAAAAAGAGTGTAAAAGAGAAAGCTATAAATCTCATTAAGGGGTTGTTCGGAATGAACGGATATGCTCTTGTTGAAAAGAAGGAACATCACTTCAATTCAATACCGGTTGCATATATCCGAAATGACGAGGGACCTTGCTGGTCCAATGTTCAGAAGAACATCGAAGATTACGAGGAGGCATTCTCGTATCTTTGCGAGAACAACAAGGCATACGCTTTCCCTGTATTCTACGTAAAGGGTGATGGTGATGAGATTACCATTTCAGGCGACGATATGACTGGAGCAGCCAAGGTTATCGCTATGAACAGCAAGGATAACGATGCAGGATTCCTCAATGGAACCGACGCGTCAGATGCTTTTGCGACTCAGCTTAACAAGTCGTATGACCTCATCTATGAGCTGTCATTTACTGTAAAGCCACCTGAGTTGAAGTCTGGTGACCTCCCTGGTGTAGCCATCAAGCTTCTCTATTCTCCTGCATTGGAGGTAGCTATGAATGATTCCCAGAAGTTGCAGCCATTCCTTGATAAGCTGGTAGAAATTGCCAAGTTTGGAATCGGCCACGAAAACAATGCGACGGCTTCTATTGTTGGCCTCGATATTAACGCATGGATTGAGCCTTATACGCACCAGAATAAAACTGAGCTTCTTACAAATCTTGCAACTGCCGTTCAGAATGGATTCCTATCGAAGCAGACTGCATCGGAGCGTTGTCCTGACTTCCCAAAGAATGCTGAGTGGGAGCGTATCTTACGAGAGAAGAAAGAGGAAGACCAGCAGGACCTCCTTATGGATATTCAGCGTGCGGATAACGAGACAGAGAACGCCATCGAGGAGGAGGAAGCTACAGCACGAATCAATAAACAGCAGGGTGGTAACGACATAAACACCGGCGGTGGCCGCAAGGCAGGGAGGCCAAATCGCAGTGGCAAGAAATGGGACAAAAATCACAACAATGACGTGGACGACAAGAACAATTGGAAGCACTACAACCAAACACATTAATAGCCTATGGATGAATTAAAACGTTCTGTCGATTACAGCAGGAAGCGCTTGCAGGCAATCCGAAACTGCGAGAGCCATATTGCAGATATTCTCTGGAAATCAACACAGAAGGTAATTGCCGCAAGTAAGCGATACAGAGGTGCGGGCAGGCTCACAAACGAGTCAGCCCTGCTCTCTTACGCCAAGAATGTTACGGCCGGGGCAGAGGAGAGTATCAACAGCTACATCTCTGCCTACTCAAAGGCTTCATGCAAGATTCTCGGGATTGACAGCGAGAACATTGAATCGTTTCTCGTCAGCGACATATACGGAAAGACAACATCCGAAAGAAACGCCGTCTATCTCGGTAACTTTGCTGAAGACATCGTGAGGATGATCAAGGCAGGAACCATGATGGGATATTCTGACCAGCAGCTCCTATCTTCCATCCGTACCGGCTACAAGGACCCATACAACACATCTGTCATCACCAAGGCGAAGAGAAAGGACATCAACATCGATGTTCCATCTTACGGAAAAGGCTATTACAGAAATGCCTATCAGAACATTGTAAGAAACGCTTCTCAGGTGATTGCTTTAGCGTGGGGACAGGCAGAGCAGGAGTATGGGCAGGAGAATAAGGCTATCGGATTCTATGTCAAGAGAGGAAGCGACTTCCCGTGCTTGATTTGTCAAAACGAAGCCGATGCCGGACTCCATTCTTTCAAAGATCCATACCCACCATTCCATGTTTCGTGTCAATGTTACACTTTATTTGCATTCAAGGATATAAAAAAGAAATAAGATTATGATTGAAGAAACAAAAGGATACACGTTATCCGTCGATATTTACAAAAAGGTAAAGGCTCTCAAGATGAAAGACCCTCGCTATTACATCTACGCCAGCCTCCGTGGCTCAGGAATGTCTATCCGTGACAGTTGGGCTGTTGCCTTTCAAGGGGAAGGGTTCAACTGGCCCAAAGACACATTAGAGCGAGAAATGAATAAGCTCGAATCCCTGGAGTCTGTTCAGACAAGAATCGCAGAGGTGCAGGGTAAGAAAGCGAAGAACGAGAGCGCCGATGAGCTTTCTCCTGAAGAGTTGGCAAAAGCTACTTCCAAGGAGCAGATTCTCACAGACCTCGTAATTGCAAGACGAAGGATGAAAGAGGGCACAAAGGAGTGGACAGAACAAACACGACTTATAGCAGAGTACGCAAGAATTAAACAGGACGAGCTTCAAACTGAGGATTCGACCGTACATTTTTACCTCCCAATAAATTATCCAACCGGCAAGAATGACTGCTTGTTGTTTAAGAATGGACTCTGTAAGGGTGGCAAATAGTTAAATTCGTGTTAAAACAACTTCGATATACCATAAATCCAACAAAACCAAGTACCTTTGCAAACAGATTATGTTCACAGATTCTTTCTGCTGTTCGTAATTCTAAAATTTTTTTGGTTAAAAAGGGGGTGATATCTTTTCAGATACCACCCCTTACTTTTATATAAATGAAGTAGAAGAAAATATACGATATATCACGAATATTTCTCTCCTGTGACAAGCTCAAGGGCTATCCTAAGCCGATCATCAAGAAAAGAGTCGTTAAATGTAGGAAGAAGGCCGTATGGAGGCAGTTTCTTTGTCTCTGCGGCCTCCAAAATGAATTGGAGTGCCTGTACCAGGGAATTGTGGTCCTCGACTATCTCAATCAATTTATCACTCATGCTGGCCTCCTTCCTTCTTAATCTGTTCTGCCATATCAAGGAGAGTGTCTGCGTGCTTGTCTCGATCAACAACCTCCTGTACGGCCTCATCACTCTCTTTGCGAAGTTGCTCTTCTGTCTTACCCTTGTCGGCAGCAGCGTTTCTTCTTGCAGCCTCACGAGCAATGTATTCGTCACGGAGCTTCAACTTGCCTGCCGTGTATTCTGCATCGCCAGGCAACGATGTATCCGCATACATAAGCTGGGCAAATGCCTCGATGATGTTTCCATTATCCTTGGAGAACTCGTAATGGTCTCCTACAGCCACAGGAACACATTCATCGAGTGCAGCGTACATGGATGTACCGATAGAGTATTCAACACCCCATGTGCCGGCAATGTCTGCAATCTTGATGAAAGGCAACGAGCCTCTCTGTAAATGCTTCTTGATCTCAGCAGGAATATCCTCTCTGAGTGAAGCAACCTCTTTCTTCGACAAACTCTTACTGAACTTCAGTACAGTGAAGTGTCTTGTCTTGATAGTCTTTCCAAATGGTAATGCCATGATAACAATATTTTAAAGTTCAACTTTTATTTCCTTATACTCGAAATCTGTGCAAGCATCATCATCTTCCGAAACGTCTCTCCCGAAGCGTTCTTCTTTACACTCCCACACACCGTTGTCAAAGAAGAAGCAGTCCTTGCAAGTGTAATCAGTCTGTGCCATGTTCCAATAATTTTATTTCGTCCTGGATATAAAACACCGCCTTACGCAAGTCTTCGATACGCTTCTCGGTCTTTGTTTTGTTGCCATCCACCTTATCCTTGCGCAGGAGATACTTGATAGCATTTCCAGTATTAAAGTCAAGATATCTGCAAATATCCAAAGGCTCAACACCGCACAAATCCCTCAGCCACGCATAATGGGATGGGTGAGATACTTGCTCTGCCTTTTTGTCTGTAAATTCGTTCACGAAGACGGAAACATTAGCTAATTTATCCATATTTACACCAATGGTTTCATTTCTTTTAGGAAATGATATTACACACGATCCATCAACCATATCAACGACTTTAATGGCAAAGGAGTCATATATATTGTTAGGGTCTATAATCTTGATAAATCCAGAACTAGTAATATCTTCCAAATCAGACTTTCTAATCTGCAAGAACGAACCAACCTTAATATCTTCTTTCTTAATCATAATCTATTTCTCCTTATCTTTAATTTCAACGAAATCGCCAATGCCCAAACGAGACTTGTTGATGCAAGACGCAATCCAGCCTATCAAGTAAGCTGAAGACTCGCCTCCGTGCTTCATATCGATAGCATTCTCAATAGCATCACAGGCGTGAGAAGCCTCGTGGCAGCAGACGTTCATAGTCATATCCTTCAGGCATTTAAAGGAAACAAGAACACCATACGAGTCATTATCCTTCCTTGTCGCTGCATCATAAGTGGCACCGCAGTAATCCACATCTGAATAATCACACCCATCAAAGCAGGAGTCTATCACTTCGTTTAGGTCCCTACCAATATGAACCCACAGCTTCCTTGGATAAATACCGTTACTGTATTCGTAATATCCTTTCTTCTTCATATCTCAACTATTTCTGTTTTAAAATATTTCCACAAGCTAAGTTAGTTTTAAAAAGGAAATCTCTTGCAGGAATAACGATGGCTCCATCATCCCGAAAGCCTTCCGATTTACTTATCTGGGTATTGAATGGCCTCAGTATCGCATCCTGATCCTTTATCTCTACCAAAAACGGTGTTGGAGTATCATCCAATGTCTTCCACCATATATTCTTAAATTCATGAAGAAAGCATCCGGAATCTACCGATATAACCTTGTCAATAAGAAAGAATAAAAGACCTTCCTCGATTATGTCACACATAGACCTGATTCTTTTTTTATATTTCCAAGAGTATCTACCTTTCATAAGCTCATTGTTTGTGTAACCTACCAATATGCCACTTTGAACAAACCTTGCACAAGTAAGGATGCCAACCAAGTGCCTTTAACCTCGGATTCTGATTCAGAAACTCCCAAGCATCATCCTCCGTCTCATAGGCAACCTTCGCCTTCCATGAATGAACCTTCCTGGTCCAATGCTCGTGGTTGGGCTTAAGCGGAGGAACTTTATTAGGATTGTGATGTCTTCTCATTCTAAATCTTTTACGAATATCGTTTTTCTAATTTGCTCCAAACGATCTTGCATCAAAAAGAACTCTTCCTGTCTTCTGTCAAGACTTTTGTATATCTGTTCTAATCTAAACACCAATAAGTCGCCATCAGAAGCTTTCCACATCTTCTCCAGCCACTCGTTATTGAGACGCTCTATGGTCCTCCTGATTCTGTCGCCGTAGAGAATTTCGAGCATCATCTTGTCAAAACCACCTTCCGGCTCAAAGCTCACGTCAAGCGTTATGCTGTGATCCTTGTATCGGCAAGACGACATCTTGATACCAGACTCGAACGCTTTGTCCACAACATCATGAATAGATCTGCGAATTCTGTAACCATCCATAAAGGCATCAGATATACAAAACATAAGTTTTTCCCCCATAAGCTACAAACATTTAAATGAAACACTATTCAACGTCCTGTTCACCGCAATCTCCCTCTCGTTACACATGGTCCTCATGCGCTCCAGGACATCCTCGCGAATGGTTGTAATAATCTCCTGCATTGAAGCGGTGGCGGGAACCATATTCTTCTCGGCCTTAAGATTCGTGATACGGGAGATAACCTCCTTGACATATTCCTTGTCTATCATATTCATATAGATATTTAATCGTCGCCTTTGATAAAGCTCTCGGGCTCATCGTTGTCCTCCTCGCCCTTACAGACCTCATTGATGAGGATGTCCTGCTTCAGGTCCGCCTCCGTGACACCAAACATCTGATAGGCATTGCCCTCCTTCGTGCGCTTCTTGAAGAAGCCATATTTGGCCCACATATCCCTACCAAACTTGTTCATTGACGGAATATCCTTCTCGTCAACGTCGTTGATAACACAAAACCTGCGCATACTGTCATAAAGCATGGTAGAGTTAAGAAGACATGAAATCTCTCCCTTAGCCTGAGCATCGCTCCTTATTCCGTAAGCACGAATCCAGGCGTATATGGGTTGAGAGCCCAGAAGGGACAGGAGAAGCTGTTTGGCACTTCCTTCGGCGGCAGGAAAACGGTACTTACGCTTCCTCAACTCCTGCGCACCCCGCATGACCCAGTTGAACACTCCACTAAGCTCCCTCCTTATAATCTTACTCGAAAGCTCCGGGTCCTGACGTTCCTTGGGTACGGTAACATCAAAGCTTACATACTGTAAACGTCTGATAAAGCCAAGCGACGCGTCCTCTGGGAACGGAAGCTCGTTGAGGTTAAAGATGAGGTACGGGATATTGTTGGCCTCAAGAACATTCCTGCCAAGCTCTCGCATAGGGACAGGCTCTCCGCTCACAAGCCTCTTGAACATACCGGTGTTCTTCCTTCCGAACTTCCGCGGATCAGAGTCCGACGACCAGTTGAAGATGGCGTTCCTTATCGGATATCTGCCCCTCATTCCTTCATCGCCCTCTGCGGTAAGGTCGGCATAATCCATCTTGCTTATCCTGTCCTTGCCAAAGAGGTTGCAAGCCACATCGAAGATAACGCTCTTTCCGTTAGCTCCAGTACCTATAAGAAGCAGACACAGCTCTATCTTCGACGATTCCTTTCCCTCATACGGGTTGTAAGCCGTTCCGCGCTGTATCAAACCTAAACCAAGGAACATCTGTAGTATCATCCTCGATGTCCTGTCAGGGAGCACCTCATGGATAAAGTTCATCCATCTGTCACACTTGGCCTTCGGATTGAAGTCGTAAGGATGATAGTAGGTCACATGGTAGTCAGGAGAAAACGGCATAACGGCAGGATTATTCTGCAAGCCTCTACCGAAATCCACAACACCATTACTGAAAGCCACGATGTCAAAGGACGGATGAAGAATGTTGTAGCACTCTATGACGTCAATGAAAGACTTGTTCATTACAGTGCTGACGCCAATCATCGGACTTATGGCGAGGTCGAGGAGCAACAGCTGGTAGGTCTGCTCCAAGACAATCCTTGGAACCGACTCGTATATCTTGCCATTGAAGATATAATAGCTGCCCTTGTAATACTTTACAGGAGCTTTCTTGGCAAGCTGACGCATAGACCTCACGAACTGAGACTTCAGGATATTGTAAGTATCCGAATTCACCCTGCCCCAAGAGGTAGAACGCAATGCGTCAAAACCAAACTCGCTTTGCCTCGTCAGGTCCAATAGCTGCGTGTGTAAAGTGTCTATAGCTAAACCATTTTCCATCTGTGTATAATAATTTTTTAGTTTCTGCGTTATTTTAACATGAAAGAACCCCTGTAAACAAAGGAACTTCGGTGGATTACGCACCACAAGTGGGCCTCACCTATATGCCCTATATAATAATAGGAATAATGCAAAAATAAGAAATAACTACATAATTATGCTAAAATACATTGTTTATGCGGTATATTTATACATTATTAACATTCAAAAGGTGGAGGATAAATATACATTTTACACTTTCAATAACAAGGGTAAGGTCATAAAGTAAATTATCCTGACAAGACGCAGACAAAGGTGTTTGAATAAATATGCAATACAGAAGAAAAGTAAATAAACTTGACAGATTAGGTTAAAAAAAAAGAAAAAATTTTTTGTGTGAGGTGACTACGCCCCACGGCTGCGCTCCTATAGGGGGGGTGGGGTACTTTGGTAAAATATCATTACATATGTATTTGGTTTACTTTATATAAACCAAACCAAATTTTCGCATTTTTGTTTCATAAATGTTAATTTCTGTTAATTTACAATTTAGTCTTGTAACTCCCTTATTATCAACCACTTAACAGCTTATAATTATACACCATTTGCATTTTTATTCATTCCGTGAAACAATGTATATTTAGAAATATAATTACAAACCTATTGATTTCACGTATCTTTACAATGTATATTTATGCAAGGCTTTAACCTTTGAAAGATATTTTAACGCAAAAATAATTTAACTTTACATTTATCGTTAATTATTGTATAAAAATTGTGACAATTTGGCAGTTGTAACGTATTGATATACAGGTAGTTAGGTTCTTTAACGTTTTATTTGCATTTATGTTAAATCCTTTAGCATATTGTGCCACACACAATTTGTAAGTATTTAATTTTCAGCAAGTTAGAAACGTGTCACCTTGTCACACCCGCATTTTTAAACACTATTTTACAAATACTGACAACATTTGGAATTATTGCAAAGTCTATAAGTAGCTATATATCAACAACTTACAAAACGTTAAACGTATTTTTATACTATTTCCCAACTGGTCGCATGGCACGGCTTTTGCAATTATATAGGTATAAGGGGGACGCAAGACCGCACACAACGTGCAGCACGTCCATCACTATTTTTCAACACTTAATGCAGGCGCACCCGCTCTTGTGAGGGAGGTGCAAAACAACATGACAAACAACATGACAAACAACAAGTCGAACGTATCTGCATACGTTGCAGAATGTAAGGAAAACGCTACAATTGTAGCGAGTCTTGAGGTATTGAACGACTACAGAAAGGCGTTACTATCAGAGTGCACAAACAAAGAAGTCGTTGCAGCACGTAAGGAGATGGAAGAAGCACGCAGCAAGTACAACAAGTTGTCAACCGCTTACGTGTTGGGAGATGAAAGCTACTGCAACCTGCAAACCGAGTGCGTACGTGCAGCCGTTAGCGAGTTCAGCCACACGCACAACGTGCCACGCTTCTTCCAGTGGTTCAACGACAACGGAAAAGACGAGCAAACAAGCATTATAGACTCCGTACAGCGTTTGGGTTCAAAACTCGCTTCTTTGCACACTTCCTTTGCGAGCGGTTCAAAGGTTGCACGCAAACAGAAAGCAAAGGAAGAAGACCTAACGGAACGTATTGCCCAACTGCAAGCCGAACTCGCAGCCTTAAGAGGCGAGAAGTAACAAGATAGGGCGAAAGCCCTATCTTTACACCCACTATCTTTGCCCACGGTGGACACAATAAAGCCACCGTGGGATATTATACACCAAATCCGGAGATTTGGCGCGGGCTGTCATGCCCTTATTTTTCCCACACTTTTTGGTAAACCTTGTCGTGGTGTGTGGGCTTAACTTTAGAGAGAGAATTTATTCTCCCTCAGGGGACTAATTGCCAAAAATCCAAGACGAAAACGTTCTCCAGAAGTAGCGAGCGGGCTATATCACAGCGAGAGCGGCGGGCGAGAAACCCTGTCAGTCTAAAACAACGCTGAGACATGGCGGTCGGCACAGGGCGTTATCGCAACGACCCAAGCGAGCTAAACACTCTCCTCCCTTTGATGGGGTTCGGTCACGACAACCGACGGAGAGCAGGAGCGAGCGGAAGCAAGAACGAAGTCTCAGGGCGGCAGATGGCGGCGTAAACAAACAAAATCATAATTCATATTCTATCGTCTGGCACACGTGGACGAGTTCCTAAAGTGCTGCGCACATTCATTACAGGGCGCGGGTGGTACAAATCTGTAATCGTGAGTAGTTATCGTTTATCTCACGTGAGGTATATCCAAAAGGTCTACGATACGTAAGTAGTTGTACGTATAGCTATATCGCTACACAAGTAGCGGACGTGTGGGAATTATTCCCATGAAAACGTGCGGAGAACGCTGAGGGGTTATCCGCTGGTGTCTTTCGAGATGCCGACAAGTCCTCAGAGGGTGACGAAGCGACACAATACGGTGTCGTGGGTGACAAGCGTGCACAATGAAAGTGTATCATCCTGGCAATGGCTGCGCATGGAGAGATCCGTGCGTGGCTCCTATTACGAACCATTTAAAAATTAGAATTATGAAAGAACAGATTTTGAAGAAGATTGGAAAGACGCTTGTGCGTATTAATGTAACAGATCAGAGTGCAGAGGATGCCTACGATGAACTCGTTAGCAGCAGTCCTCGCCTGTTTGGTATGCTTTCCAGTATCTACAGACTGAATGATGAAGAAGAAAGATTCGCTTGGTCTGCCGGAATTCAGTAGCCTAATCTCCCTACGCTTGTAGGGAACAATAACCATAAAATTTTAGAGTTATGAGTACAATGAGAATAAAGTGCCTCTCCATGCGAGAGGTCGAGAGTGTCATTGCGGATGCTCAGGAGATTTTGAGTCATGTTGAATTCGGGTCGCTGAAGAATGGTGTGCTTACATTATTCTGTGTGGCTTGAGCCTAAAAATCCGTAGCCAGTACGATAATTGTCGTGCGTGTGCTACGGAACAATCACTAACAAATTTTAGAATTATGACAGCAAGACAGATTATTTATTCAAGTACGATAATTCTGCTTGGATTTTTTCAGGCGCTTCCTGCGCTGTTGTGTTTGGCAAGTACGAATATTCCTGTAATTCTGCTTGGAATTATTTGGGGCGTTCTGCTTGGTAAGTTCTGGAGCAGTACGACAATTGGCAAGTGGTATTTCCGCGAGCTTTGGCGTGCTACGCTCCGCTTGGAGAATCTCATGTTCCCTGAGGTGTGAGAGAGTTGGCAAGTACGAAAATTCTGCTTGGAAACATTCGGCTAAATTCTGCTTGGAGAAATTCAGGCAGTACGATAATTGACCAAGTTACAGAATTATGAGAAAGACAGAATTAAAGAAAGTCAAGCGAGGAGAGTTCTTCCGCTTGGCGAATTCAGAGAGCGCTCCTGTATGGGTGCGTGACGGATACAACAGAAGTAGCCGCAAATACGATGGTTACAAATATGATGACGTGTGTCACTGGAGGGAGTTCAGCGGCACACGTATTGTTTACGTGGATTTCTGCTTTTGAAATCCTACAGCCTAAATGCTGCCTGTTCCGTGGGCAGTACGATAATTATGAACCATTAAAATATTAGAATTATGAAAAAGAAATTTCCATCATTGTTTTTCTGTGCGATATCTATTATCTGCGCCTACTTTATTGTAGCCATGACTCCAATCTATGTATCTGACGTACGTAATTTGTACGGATATCTTACATTTATTGATATAGATTGGGAATTGACAGCATGGAATACCCTGTTATTCTCGTTTACAACATTTATCATGTTGGCATGCGCTATGGATGCAGTAATATGCGCATGTCTCGCATACAAGAATTGGGACAATGATTAGTGAGCCAAATCTGAGAGGAGTTTTCGCTCCTCTCTTCTATTAACCAAAAAATTAAGAATATGTACAAGACAATAACAAAGGAATTAAGCAAGTGTGAGTTAATTGATATCATGATGGGCATGGCCTGCGAGGAAGATATGTGTACACACACATCTATCCAGAGAGTTCTATGTCCTATACAGGCGTGCGATGAGTTCGGTGGCGATCCTGAGGATTCTCGTCTTCTGCTGCCGGGAACATACATGGCAGTATATCATGGCGAGGTGGAGGATGAACCGTTTCCTATGTTTGCAAAGAAATGCGCCCACATCATTACAGATGAGGACAAATGTCAGATGCTCATGAACGGAGACGGCTGTATTCTGATTTTCCTGCTGAACAAATACGAGCAGCATTAGCCAAAATGTGCTCAGGCATTTCCCTGGGCATACTATGTAAAACCAATTTAATTTAGAATTATGCAAGACAGGAAATCACAGAAGAATTTTGAGCGTGCCCTTATGCACGAGATGGAAAAGATCAAGATTGCAGCACGTCAGTGGTACAGCAACAACGCGAAGGGCTACAGGGATTATCGTAGCCGTGAGTCTATCTCAAAGAGTTTCAACGAGATAGCCATTTTGTGTATGAGCTAAAAATGTGCGTGGCGGTTGTCACGCATACAATTCACCAAAAAATGTAGAATTATGAAACGGAAGAAAAAACTAACGGGCTACGTTCTTGTAGATCCGTTCGATGGTGCAATCTTATGTCAGTATCCAGTAGGACCGTGTTTTGACAGAGATTGCATTTCTGCGAAGATGGAGGCTATTCATGACGCAGAAGAAAAAAGGATAAAGGGTTGTTGTATGGAGGTTTACGGATGTATTAATAATACGTATTCTGACGGAACAAGAATTTATCCGCACGATTAGCCAGAACTGGGCAGTACGATAATTGTGCTGCCTGCTATTAACCAAAACATATTAGAATTATGGAAACAGTAAGAGTAACCGACAGACACGGAATAGAGCGAGAGTGGGATATAGTCACAGAGAGATGTGTAGGATGCTGCTTTCACGGATTGATGGATAGCAAGATTCATTGCTGCCCTCATAATATTGCGTGCGGTTACAAGTAGTCAAAACGGCGGGGCACGTCCTGTGTCCTGCTTCTATTATTAACCAAATACATTAGAATTATGACACAAGCAGATGTTAATTTTCTACAGGCACTTGTAGAGTCTCACGAGCAAGTTATTGCAGCAGACTGCAAGAGACGTAAATTAAGCAGAGAAGTTTATAACAGGCGTGTATCTAAGAGCGAGAAGAGAGCGAATAAGATACTTCGTGAGATGATGTGTCGCTAAACAGGGTAGAGCTATTGTTCTACCTACATAATAACCAATTAACGAAAGAATTATGGAGAAAATGACACAGAAAGAGTTGAAGAGACTCGTTAAAGTAGGAGCTGCCAAGGATATAACAAACAGTTCAAGTCGCGCAGCCATACCTGAAGGATATAGTCAGGTAGGCTATTCTGCCGGCGTGTACGGATGCAACGGAATGTTATTTCGTGGTGATAGCGGAAAGCTGTATGCTATTTGTGCAAGAACTACGGCTATCTACATTTTTGGCTAAAATTACAGGCAAGTGTATGGTTCGCTTGCCTGTTTCTATTATCAACCAAAATATAGAAATATGAATATACAGAAAGTATGGGATGCGTTTATCAAGGAAAATGATAACACATCATTCGTTGAGATGGCAAATGCTGTAGTAGAGCAACTTGGTGGTGTTGATGAGGACACAATACTGAACTCGCTCGACAGTTGCAGAAATGCAGATGACGGATACACCGGGTTTTGTTATTTTTCAGAGACCAGCAAGTTTTGGAACGAGAACAAGAGCGCCATCATTGAGAATATGCACGAGCTTGCCGATGATTTGGGCGAAGACCTGATTACTATGATTAAGGGATTCAACAATTTTAAGGACGACGAGGATATTACCTACGATGCTATCGGCAAGGCTCTGTATGCTCCTTTTGATGAGAACGAGAGCAGATATATCTACGACACATTCGCCAAGTACGCGCTGGAAGAGGTTGCAAACAGATTCCAGGACTGGTGGTACGATCAGGACGAAAGCGACTACGAGTAGCCAAATCAATCCCCACATCATCGTGGGGAACAATTATGAACCAATAAACAGAAGAATTATGGAAAAGAATATTGTAGAAGTTGTTATGAACAACAAAGGTGAGGTAATTGAGAAAGTTGCCGATTATATTGGTGTGGTAAGTTTCGCCAATACTATCGAAAATCTTTATCGTGAATGTCTGGATAATTACGACAACGCAGAGGATATTGAAGAATACCTTGCTGATTGCTGTGGTAAAAATATTCAGAAACTTGCATGGGAGTTTACACTTAAAGCAAATAGAGAGATGAAGAAATATCTCCATCTGCCTTCTCAGCGAATGCAAGGTAATTTTGCCGATTTACGCATGGACTATCCCAATCACAGAACAGGTACTTTCTGGGTATCTAAGTACGAAGGATCGGTTGCGGAGTATTTAAACCTGTATCCTGATATGGTTGCTCGTTTGGATGCCGCAGAGGATAGCGAGCAGGCTGACGAGGATAGAGCGTATCTTGAAGAGTGGTATTTCGAAGCTTTCGGCACGTTTGGGATTACATACAATTTCAGCAACGACCTTGCAGAGATTGTCTACAACCTTGAACGGGAATAATGTGTAACAGCCTAACAATGCGTGGTTAATTCCACGCATACATTACGAACCAATAAAATCATAATTATGAGCTACGAATTTGAAAAGAAGGAAATCGGTGATTACAGAATCACGGTTTTCCAGGATGAGGATGCCGGATGCCCTTGTACCGACTGGGATTTGGCTGGAGTTTACTTCTGGGATTATCCAAACTACGGATACAACAGAAGACTGTCTTCTTATTGCAGCAGCGAAATTGGCGCTGAGAATGCAGAGGATGCTTTAAAACGGCTCGTCTGTAAATATGTGTCACAAAAGAAGATTATCGACTACATCAATAGCGAAAATGTCGAAAACTTCCGTATGCGCTACGACAAGGCTGACCACATGTGGTATCTTGAAAATCTGTACGACGGAAAGTGGTACGAGCACGATCGTTTCTCTCCATACGATGTAAAGAACGAGCGCTGTACCGATGATCTTTGTGATATCCTCGAAGAGGGCGATTTTACGTATCTTCTGCAAGACTGCAAGGATATTGCGTTCTACGAGTGGTCTTCCAGAGGATATTGTCAGGGAGACTATGTAAGCGGATATGCCTACTGTGACAAAGAACGCTTCAAGGAGATGGTAGACACGAATACCAAAAACTGGAGAAAACGAGCCTTGGACTTATTCGAAGGAGAGGTCAAAGATATCGGTATGTGGATGTGGGGTGATGTCAAGGGATTCGTCTTGGAGAAGAAAGTCCACTACAAGAAAGTCTTCACGGAAATAGGTCGTGAGCCGGAGGACGACTACGTCTGGGAGCAGATTGATTCATGCTGGGGAGAGTACTACGAAGATGCTGATGACCTCATCGAAGATGTTATCAAGGAATACGGCTTACAGCCGAAAGATGCAGCCTAACCAAGGGGAGCTTGCACGCTCCTCTTCTATCAACCAAATTACAAAGAATTATGAAAGCAAGACTTTATCATGACACAAGGAAGAAATCTCGTGATTGTGTGGATGCGTGGAGTATATATTTCCCGTACCCCAAACGCATGAGAGAGCAGAAACAGACGTATGGCACATTTCTCGGATGTACGCCTACAGAAGACGGAATGATACGTTGTACGTGGGATTTTGATGAGTTTGGAATGCGTTCTTACCTCGGAAAGAGGGTAGATATATCGACTACACCAGTTGCCTTTCAGAAAATATTTTATCATCTTGAAAAGCTATGGAACGATGTTATTACTCTCCATACAGAAGAAGCGGAGGAAGCCTGGCTTAATGCCTAAAACGGAGGGAGCAATCCCTCTGACATTATTAACCAATAAATTATTAAGAATATGGCATTACAATGGAATTGGAAAGACAAGATGGGTAAACTCACCATCAGACAGAAAGGAAAGGAGTTCAACGTAAACATTTACTCCGGAAACGCTCTTGCTGTATTTGTATATGAATATACAGACGGCGGAAAGGAGATGTACTCGTTGTATGATTTCTTTGCCGACAAGAAACACGTCAGTAAAATTATCAGTAATCGTAAGAAGTTGATAGACGACGATGTTGTCAAGATTGAGTTGAATCTCTGGTACAAATCTGCGAGAGAGCTTCTTCCGTATCTCGTCAAGAACGGGTACAAGGTTGAGTGTTATTACAAAGAAACTAAATCCGAATAATCATGAAGAGATATTACGTATCAGTCACAGAGACTTTAAACAGAGCAGTCAGCGTTGATGCTGAGAGTGAGAAAGAGGCTGTACAGAAGGTGCAGGATGCCTATAACAATAGTGAAATCATTCTCGATAGCGACGATTTCTGCGGAGAAACAATAGAGGCAGAAGATGATCAGGGATTCTACGCCGAGTACGAGAAAGAGTACGGCGAGACTTATCAGCACATCGACTAAGCCAAACGGGGGAGAGTAATCTCCCTACTAATAACCAAAAATATTATAGATATGAAGAAAATAAAAGTAGGAACGAGGGTATACTGCGACATACATTCCCAATCAAAGGGACACGTTGTTACTCACGTTTCAGAGGAAAGAGGATTCGCAGGGATTGATAATGAATACTGGTGGCCTATAGACCAGTGCTTCCCTTGCGATGAAGTAACATTGCCTAAAAAGCGCAGCTAAGGACTGCGCACAATAACCAAAACAAGAAGAATTATGAACAACGTAAGATTTATTCCAGGATACTATGAATGGCATCTCGTTGATGAGAAAGACAACGTGCTTCTCAACATTCCAGATGGTATCATTGACGATTGTGAGACAAAGGCTGATTTGGATTTCGTTATAGGAGACATTCCAAGACAGGCATTGAGAGCAGTCGAAGAAGGGGAAGAGCTCTATGGATGTGACGTAAGCAAATACGTCAGCGACATAGATGATGACTGCGTAGCCAAGCTTATGGCAGATACCCTATCAGAATATCTTGGTTTAACAGCCTAAAAGCCGTCGAAAGACGGTACTTCAAACCAAAATAATTAGAATTATGAATGAAGACAAAATCCTAAGTATGTTCTTCGAGCCGGAGCGGTGGCAGAACGCTATCAGCAAAGGCATAGACAAGGACATGAACAAAGCAACCCTGTATCAGCTCACGACACCAGAGGCTCGTCTTATTATGTATGAGAGGATTAAAAGTGGCAACTACAAGATAATGCCGCCACATACAGCCAAAATTCCAAAAGACAACGGAGATTTCCGTACTGTCTATGTGAATGAGCCTGTAGACAGAATCCTCCTGAGCATAGCCAACGACCTCTTGTTCGAGCTGATGCCAGAGATGGTGCATCCACGCTGTACGTCGTATCAGAAAGGTATCGGCTGCGGTCGTGTGGTGCAAGATGTGTCTCGGATAATATACTCAGCAGAGGGAAAAGTCATCGGATGGAAAGGTGACTTCTCCAAATACTTCGACAGCGTACCTATTCGGTTCATCGATTGGGCGTTTGACAAGGTAGAGGAAAAGTACGGAAAATCTGCGCTGATAGACGTCATTCGTGACTACTATCACACAGACTTGTATTTCGATGAGGACAACAACCTCTGCGAGAAGTATCAGTCCCTCAAGCAGGGATGCTCTGTTGCGGCATGGTTGGCTGACGTCATCCTCTATCATCTTGACGACAAGCTGTCTAAGCTTAACGGATATTACGTCCGCTATTCTGACGATACGCTGTTTGTCGGTGAAGACTATGAGAAAGCCATGGATATCATGAAGAGCGAGCTTGAGATGATGCAGATGACTCTTAACCCGAAGAAGGTTGAGTATCTTGACGCTAATCATTGGTTCAAGTTCCTCGGATATTCCATCAAGGGTCACAACATCTCTCTGTCGTCTACTCGCATCAAGACCTTCCAAAAAGAGATTGAGAAGAGGACGATAAAGAAACGTGACACCACGATGACGAAAGCCATCAATGCCGTAAACAGGTATCTCTACAAGGGGTACTGCGATTATTCCTGGGCTACTCAGGTTCTTCCAGTCATTAACGTGAAAGAGGACATCAACAAGCTCAACACCTTCGTCATGGACTGCATCCGTGCGGTAAAGACGGGCAAGAGCAAAGTTGGTGGTCTTGGATACGTGAAGACTCAGGCAGTAGGTTGTATAGACCGAGGTCGTGGCAGGAACGTGAAAGCCAACAGGAACAAGACAGAGAGCGAAATCAATGGGTATCTATCAATAGGTTGTGCTCAGAATGCCTTGCGGACGAGCAGGGCAGCGTACAACACATTGGTGAATACTCTGTAGATGTAGCACCAAGCGCAAAGGTTTTGCCGGAATGAAGAGTGATTTAACCATCCGGTCTCGAATGATGTGGACATATCTCTGATTAGAGATGGTCCAACATCCTCTCCACCAGGATGCTATCAAACTGATAAAGCTATGCGCAGTATCTTCTGACCGACAGACTCTGTAACCGAGCACACGGACGTGGGAGAAGGACGGATTATTTATGTCACGCCTCTATGATTATCTTCAGTATGGGCCTCTTTCGCTCAAGTGATACTTGAGACCAAAGGGACCATACTGAAGATACACAAGGCGTGCCTAATCGCAGAAGTACAGAAATGTGCCAGTCCGTATGACTCCCACAGGTGGTGCACACCACCACTCCCTGATGAATGGCAGAAGTTTATGCAACAGGTCCCTTAACCAGAGTTCTGGATCCTGGTAACCGTCATAACTATGAGCGGTGACCAGGATCCTGAATTCTGGCGAATCCTGTGTCAAATCAGAATCATAAAGTATTGTGCCGAGCCATCGGTCAGGGAATTACCAGAGTACGATGGTTGTCTTCGGTTGGGGAATAAGTTTAAGCGAAGTCTTAATCCATCACGCGTTTCCTGCCAATATCAAGCCGTCAACGCGTATCATCAAGACTTCTTTATCAGAACATTACATTGCCGTACAAAATTCCCATGTCGAAGACAACGTTATTGCCAAACGAGGTACACAAGGAGGCGGTACGATTTAATACCACGTGATAAAAGCAGATCACTGACACTGGGTTATACCCAGGTAAGTGATCTCCTCTCTCACGGGGTTATATCAAAATCATACAGCTATGGCAACGAGCCTTTAAGTGTACCTACAAACTACCAAAAGTGAATTGCATCACGACTTATCAAGAGTATGAGGTTTACACACCAGCGTTCAATTAGATACGACGCCGCACAATATTGCGGCGTCGTATCCTTATGACGCTGGTATCATCATAAAACTATATTCATGCAACATAATACATGAGATAAGTCATTCGCATTGCAGCGGTGTCCGACAAGGTTTGACAATTCATCCTACATCCCTTCGTCGAGAACTCGCAGAGGTGGAGCTTACGCTCCATGAGGGCGACTTCTTGCGAAGTTATGTAGCTAATCGAATGCTTAAAGTCATGCAGCATATCAAATTGAGTCGGAATAGGTTATTGTGAGCCGAATAGTACGCAAGAAGGAAAGATTTAGACAAACAGTCCGTATCTTCCTGAGTCTTCCAGTTAATTAACTGTACGACTCAGGATTCACTCGACTGTTTACATCGAGCGCATACAGCAACACAACGTATCCTTTGAGCGTACTGCTATTAACCAATATTTTAGAATTATGATATACGAACTAATTATCAACGAGGTTAGGGACGGTGCAAAGTTCACCGTCAACTTTCAGAAGAGAACTTGTAGAGTGAATGGTAAGATTATCGTGAATGATATGCAGTATAATGGCTGGCTTGGCACATTTCCTTCTACGGAGGAAGAAATAATGAGCAAGATAGAGCAGCTATATCAGGAATACAAGCATTCTGTGCCGTCAGAGCGTTCTGAATCACATCGACACTACTACTTCAAGGCTTTGCCTGAGAAAGAGCTCTCAGACGAAGATATGATGTACGGAGAGCGACGTGAGGTGGCGAGATGCAGACTGGAGGTGTATGTCCTGTTCTGCATAATTCTTGGACGCCTCACATGGAATCCTTCATGGGGAACGTGGTTCTGGCGTTCTAAAGACGACAATGACCTGATCATTCTCAGAGACTGGATTGAGCCAAACAAGGGTGGGGCGTAAGCCTCATCCACAAGATTTAATTAACATTTTAATAACCATTAACAAAATTAGAATTATGAAACAGATTGCAACAATCACTGGTGAGAACTTGAACATCGTAACTAACAACGTAGAAGCTACTGGCAAGAAGACCAAGGCGCAGATGCGAATGGAAGCATTGAAGAGTGCCGGCGTTGATGTAAGTAACTACTACACTCTTGGTGCTGATAAGCTTGTCAGAATCGAGAAAGGCGAGGCTATACCTGTTGATCTTGACGATGTTGCCGTTGATGCTGTTGGCAAGAAGATTGTCGAGGGCGGATACGTGAACAACTGGAAGCTTTTCCGTCGCTGGGTAACCGCTCAGATTTTCGGTATGCTCCGTGACATGAAGTCCGACAAGATGTCTTTCAACGAGCTTTTACAGCGCAAGGGCTACGAGTATCAGTGGCGTATGCTGGAAAACGAGTTTTACGCTCAGGCCAAGATGCAGGAGCACGGTGACACAGAGAACCTTTCGAAGCGAGAGATTTTCTTCAACGAATGCACATTCTCAGGTATGGTGGACGACTATATTGAGAAACTTAAGGCTTACGTTAACGATAATCTTATCTTCCGCAAGGACAAGAACGGATGCAACACAAAAGAGTACAAGCACAGATGCAAGGGCGTTCCTTATGTTCGTCTGAGCAACAAGGACATCTTTGTTTCAGACTTGATGAAAAAAGTGTATGTTCCTCTGTACAAAATTGCTCGCGACGGATTTGACACAACGAACAGACGAGAACTCTACAACCTCGTTAAGAAGTTCAACAAGATTCGCAAGCACCTCGCATGGGAAACCAAGCAGTCCGACACGTTCATCAGCGCCTACAAGGGTGCGGGTTCTTACTTCGCAATGCGTAACCTCATTATGTTCAGCGAGGCTCGCTTTACAGGCAAGTCCGAAGCGGCATCTCTCCGCAAGATAGATACCGATGCTGTCAAGTATGGCGCAGATGAAGAGGGATGGAGAATGCTTGGTGTGCTCAAGCAGCTCATCGCAGAATCCAACATCTCTATCGACGGAAAGCTGTGCGTTTGGGCTGAGGAGTCCGCTTTCAGAAAGGCGGTAAACAAGGCTTGCAAGGAGTCGGGTAAGTAACAACACCTAAGGTTTGTCGCCTTTTTCCCGATGGCCTGGCATTACGGTTTACAAGAGCTTCTTGTATCGCCTTCCGCATCCGGTAGAATCAACCGGTACAGAAGGCGAGCATAAAGCTCTCCGGATCAAAACGCTAAAGCAAGACACCAAACCAGGAATCGAGAAAACTTTTTGCCGAAAAGGTCGGTTGTTCCTTAATCAGCAACCGACTGCAATTCATTAACCAATTAAAATTTTAGAATTATGAGTAAGTATTTTGTAGGTATCAGCGAGACAACGAAGGGTTGGGCGGAAGTAGAGGCGGACAACGTAGAACAAGCCAAGGCTAAAGCTTATGAGGCATGGAGTAACGGAGAGGCTTTTATGGACGAGAAGAACTCTGAATGTTCCGTTGAGTGTACCTATCTGAAAAGCCTGTAAACGGTTCTCTGTGCCCGACAAGCACAGAAACCACAATTATTAACCAAAAAACTATAAAGATATGAATACAGATAAAGATGGATATGATGTTATCAAAAGTCTGCGCCCTGCGCCTGTTGATCAGACGAACGTCCTGGAAGACAGAATTCTTGACCTGTTGTTCGATGGCAGCAGATACGTACAGGAAAACCACAAGGCCGTTGGTTTTATCTACAGCCTTCCTACTTTGACCTCTGTTTACGACAACTGCCTTACCGTCACTCTTATTCCAAACAACTGTCCAGAAGAGGAGGTTGATGCATGGGCTCTTCAGGTTGTCAACTCTATCAATGTCCAGTGTTTGGATGAGGTGAGGAAGTTTGAATACGTAAGCCTGTTCAATTTCAACTTCGTCGATGGACTCGTATGCACTTACATAGTTACACGAGGTGTCGTCGAGTTCCAGTTTCATTTCACAGACTAAGCCAAAACCGGGCTGTGAGTTATACAACTCCAGCCTTCCATTGTCTAACCATTTAAATATTTTGAATTATGACAACAGTAAGAAAAGCAACAAAAATCCTGAAAGCTTCCGATATCATGAAGAAGAAGGGCATCGTCCAGAAGCAGATGGACATGAGTAAGTTCAATGAGGTCGTGGAGGATTTCTTTATGACCCACGAACCAAAGGAAACAATTCTCCTCACTCCGAAAAGATTTATCGAGATGGACAACCCTCCAGAAGGTGACTTCATCGACTATCTCGACGTGAGCGTGTGGGAGAAGAAATGCGATGATCCAGACGATCCGTTTGACTTTATAGACTATCAGTGCATGAAAAAGAACGGAACACTACGTCCGATGCTTATTGTCAACGAGCCTTTCATCGGAAATGCTGCTGGGTGGCTGAGAGATTTTTGTGGATTCACTGTAAAGAGCAGAACACGAAAGAAAAAGAAAGAATACATCGTGTCTCTGCCGGTGTAAAAGCCAAACAAGGCGTGGAACATTATTGTTTCACGCTTCTATTATTAACCAATTAAAATAGAAATTATGGAAGAAAAAATCGAAAAATTCAAGGAATTGATGGAAGCAAAGCATAACTGCCAGTTTTGCCTTGACAACGCTACAGGAAGTGCGGATATGCACGGGTTAGTGTATTGGGCAGAGAGAGTCGAGAAATTGAGAGAGGAGGTGTCAGAGCTGTTGTAGTCAAACAAAACCGTTACGTAATGTAGCGGTTTCTACAAACCAAAATATTAAGAATTATGGATAGAAAAGAGTTAAAGAAAGAGATTGTCGAGTTATGTTCAACTGTAAAGATTGAGCTTGCATGCACCATTCGTGAGATCATGAGGGAGTACAACGTACAGAAGAAAGAGCTTGGCTGGCCTGTAGTTATCAACAATAGCAGTTATGTAGATGTCGTAGAGGTAGGCAGTAGTGATACTGACATTCCGGTTTTCACCATAAGTGTCGGTGCTGGCTGTTACAAAGAGTATCACAAGGTAAGAGCATTTGATGATTGTGTGTCGATTGAGCTCCTCGCTGATATTACGACCGGGCTGAATAACGAATTGGGCGGCTACGTCGGCACTTATGTAGCAAAGTACAGATTCCTCTATGAAGATGGGGCTACTGCCGACATGGATGAGCCTTATATATTTCTTGCAGAATCAGAAAAAGACGCAGAAGATAAGGCATGCGACTATGCGGAGGTATGGAACAACTGGAATGATGATACGATAGAACTCGTGTCAGTCGAGAAACGGGTTGATTCTAAAGGTTAAATTAGCGTTAAAAACGGCAAAGGTTTGGTTTATACTGAAAAATATCAATAACTTTGCTGTCAATCTAACCAAAATATTTTAGAATTATGAAAGAGATTCATTTAAAAACAAGAGACTGGGAGAGGCTTCTCACCTACGAACAGCAGCAGAAGTACAAGTATGCGATAAAACAGGGGTGGTTCTCAGACTATCACGGTTCTTCGTGGCGGCATGATACCTTTTATGGCGCATATATCTGGAAACACCCTAAGTATATCAATGTTGTACGCACATTTTCCGATCTTGTTGGGCACAAGCCACTGTGGTCCGACGTAACAGACGACAATCTTCGTGACTTGACCGAAAAAATACAGGAACTATACGCTCCTAACTCTTCAAGAACGATATGCGCTACTATAAAAGCTGTCATAAGGGAGAACGACGAGAAGGGCATACGGAGCAGCAAGTTCGACTCTATACTTAGGGTTAAACGGGTTCCTGTTCAGGCTGTATATCTTGATGATAACGAGATACAGAGCCTTATCGACTATATCCCTCACGGATCTGTTGAGCGGTACGTTAAGCGAATGTTCATGCTTGAATGTTTGTGCGGTGCCCGTCTGAGCGATTGTCACAACATCACGCCCGAGAATATTGATGATACAGGGAAATATATCGTATATGTTGCGCAGAAAACAAAAGCGGAGGTGAGAGTTCCTCTTCACAAGAAGCTACGGCCATTCCTTGTATGTGGGACAGCAGACGAGCCTGTTGGCGGAGTTGTTGACGTTTACTTCAACAAGGTTCTGCGAGAAATATGTAGCAACTGCGGAATCGATACTCGTGTAAAGGTATTCAAATGCGGTAAGTACGAGTCTGGACCTAAATACAAGTTCGTGTCTTCGCATACGGGCAGGCGCTCGTTTGCTACTAATTTATCAAAGAAGGGCGTACCGGTCGAGCAGATTGCAATCATGATGGGGCACGCCAACGGAGGCAAGCCAAATATCGAAATGACACAGCGTTACATTGTGGGAAAGACCAATATTGACACAAGAACCTTGCGCGTTTTCGGTATTTACGACGATGATTACAATAGCGTCGGCGATGAATGCTAAACAGAGAGGAGGGTATAACCTCCCTCGCTATTAACTAAAACTTTACAAATATGGATTACGGAGAAGAATACAAAGAGAAGTTGGCCAACCTTGGCAGGTGGCAGCTTTTGAGAGAAGCAAATAAAATGAGAAGAAAACTTTTAGCGTTTTCCGAACTTGGGGATGTTGATAAAGCATTTAAAAACCTCAACGAGAATGAATGGTTGAAGAACGTTATTGATGCAAAGAGAAGACAGATCGGCATTGCGAGAAGTTTAATAATGGACGAGCTCGAAAAGAGGGGTATTGATACAGGAGGTAAGTATCTAACAATGCTTACGGCCCTGAAAATCCTTCTTGGCATCGAGCAGTTCAGAGATAATAACCACAAATAATTTAGAATTATGTTAGAAGGAGTAGAAAAGGAAACGCTCGAAAAGTGGGCCAAGGAGTGCAATGAGAAGTATCATAAACTTTTCATACAAACTCTTCAAAAGCCTATGTTGGGCGAGATTGGAACGAACGGACAGATGATCAAAGAGCTGAAAGACCTAAATATGAGCTACTTTGAGGAAATGAGCGACTACACAGATGGGTTTATCGATGACATTGATGGCGGTTTCATCGAACTCTTCGAGAAAGCAGAGGAGAATGGAATAAACGTCATACAGGAAGCGAAAGAGTGTCTTTTTACCCTTAAAGACGTAGACGACATGCTTAATGCTAAACATTGGGTCAACGAAGATGGCCATATATGCGACGAAGAAGGCAATAGACTTTCCGAAGACAGAGAGCATCGAGTATTCGAGGTTATCAAGGGAGGCAAGTGTGACGATTAGCTAAAACCGGGGAGTAGAAATACTCCCTGCAATTATTAACCAAGCCCTACGCAGCACGGTCAAGCGAAAAAGATATGAAGCAATTCAAGGTATATTGGAATAATACAGTAGAGATTAATATGGTAGCAGATTTCGATACCATAGACGAAGCTAAACAGTATTGTGATGAGAATACGAAAGGGTATGATGAAGTCGGCGACAATGATAATTGCTGGGAAGGTCGCAGTAATAACTTCCACTACGAAGTTTACGATGGCGACAAAGAGATACTGGATGAAGATGGCGATGTTGTAGATTTCAACGAACCAGTTTACGAGACACCTCAGTATTATTGCGATTAATAAACTTTCTAAGCCCTACGCATCACGGTCAAGCGAAGAAATATGATTACTAAAGAATTGGCAAAACAACTCATTGAACAGGCTGAGTATAATTGCTCAGGCGAAAAAGTGGAGTACAATATAGACGACATACTTCCGCTCAGTGAAGACGGTGCTTATCTCGTTTTCGCATCATCCGAGTCTTGCAAGACATCTTTTGTCTGCTACGAAGATGGAACGGCTTATTTTCTCAGCGACTGGCAGGGTTGTTACCCTGTAAGCGAAAATGCAATAGCCGAGTTCAATAACTGGGTCACGATAGATTGGAAGGAATCGCCCGTCATCTTTAACGGACTTCCAAGAGTTCTATTTGATTTATAAACTAATTTAGCCCTCGACATCACGGTTAAGTCGTTTCGATGAAGAAGATATTATCTATAGCAATAATCACTATTGCTGGAATTTCACTTGTTTCCTGCAATTCTATGGAGCACAAGGCGAAGAGTCAGCTTCGAAGTACATTAGAAGAACTCGCTAAGAACCCAGAGTCTTTTAGTATATCAAAAGAGAAGGTAATATTCTCAAATGACTCCATGTGTACTATTTCGTTCATAGGAAGAGGGCAGAATGGCTTTGGCGGCTATACATCTTCAAGAATGGAGTACACACTTCTAAAAATAGAGAACGAAAAGGGAAAAACTCAATACGACGAGGCTCTGCTTGACATGGAGGATAAAGACCAGAGAAAAGGCTCTATCAAGGAGGCTTTGGAGAATGTTGACGGAGGATACCTGTACGGATCGGAGAAGGATGTCTATAATGAATGCCTTAGAGATTGTGGTGGCGACAAGGAGAAGGCAAGAGCGGATTATCTGTTCTCAACGGCACTCTGTAACGTAATTAGCAACGGAAGAATAGTCGATTCAGACGACTAATATAAAATATTTATAAACTTTACAAATTATGAAGAAGTTATTATTTGTTTTAGCGTTAATAGCGTTTGCTTCTTGTAACAGTTCTCAATCACAAATGAAGAAATGGGTCGAAGACAAGATTGAAAAGCAAGCAACATCAAAAGGACAAAAATATGAAGCGTCAGACTTCGGAACGTTTTACGCAATCGGTTTCAAAGAAAATGCGGATTCCCTTGCTAAAGCAAAAGGTATGACACCAATGGGTGATGATGATGTGTATTGGAAAATGATAAACCGAGAAGGGTGGATTGCGGGTAATCTACAAGAGAATCCATTCTGTGATTTGTCAAAAGTAAAGGAAACAGCCGTTGAGATTGATAACTTTATCAAAGAACAACATCTTACTGCTAATTGTTATTTCGTAATTCATAAATACAAAATAACGGATAGCGACCTTGGTGTTAGCTCTAATATGACTGCTGGTTTGGTCATTGGCGCACCTGGAGAAAAATACGAAGGAGTCCTACATTGTTGTGAGAAGTCAATCCAGCCCAACGAGTAATGTCTATTCAGCCATCCATCTAATCGGTGGGTGGCTTTTTTATTAAAAATCGCAAAAATATAGCAAGAATACAGAAATTTTTCGTATCTTTGCAGTGTCTATAAATAATTGTGGCGAGGTTGGAAGCTCTGCTGCAAAACAGCGGGGCATTTTTTTATGCTCGCTTATCTTACGAGAATACGATATAACCATATATCAAAGATATTAGGTGTATCGCCCCTTGCGCATATTGTAATGATATGTGCGTGCTTTCCACAATTAGGCATAGACAGAGGGTAGCGATGCACCTTCTTTGTGTATCAACCCTACATTTGTCTAACGTCTAAAATTAATTGTAATGGACGAAAATTTAATTTTAACAAAGGATAGTGTTCCATCGGACATCGAACGCTACTTCCGCGGTGTGTTGGCATTAGACCAACAAGACAAGGTGTTTTCTGTAAACCTTGATGATGTTTGGCAGTTGGTTTACTCTGAAAAAAGTAAAGCGGTTAGGGCGTTAAAAGCTAACTTTATTGAAAATGTGGACTTTATAGTTATCGCCCAAAATGGCGAAAAAGGAAGACCAGTTGATTTCTATTACCTCACTTCCGCTTGCTTGGAGTACTTCATTGCCCGTAAGGTTCGCCCAGTATTCGAGGTTTATCGCAGAGTGTTCCATCATGCAGTTGCGCAAGTTCAGCAGCCATCTTTGCAGGAGCAGATTCAAGCCAACCTCACCTTTGCGGATTGGGCTATCAAGACCCTCAACATCAACGAGGCATCCAAACTTGGATGGGCGAAGAAGATTAGCGACAAGTTCGGTTTGGCTGCCGAATTACCAGATGCAGTAAACGCAGGAACGGAAAAGCCGATCACCCACGCTGCCACAGACTTATTGAAGTCACACAACGTTGGCATCTCTGCACAAGCTTTCAATCGTATGCTCGAACTCAAAGGAGTGGTAAAGCATGCTACTCGACCAGGAAAGCACGGAAAAGTGCATAGCTGGTATGTTATCACTCCTGCCTTCGACAAGTACGGACAGAACCAGCAAGACCCGAAGTTCCAACAGCAGACGCAGATACGTTGGTATGACGCAACATTCAACGAATTACTTACAATCGTTGGACTTAACAGACAAACATTATTAAACTTAAAGTAAAAGGAGATTAAACTATGAATGAGAATAATGTAGATTACGACATGCTTGAGAATGTAAAACAGCCAAGACTCGCCAAGACACTCATCAAACTGAGCGAGGTATACAGAGAGTATATGAAAGAGACAAACATGGCTTGTGAGAAATTAGGAGTTCCATGCGACAGACAGCAGAACAACTTTATCATAAACTACAATAAGTTGACTGCCATCATCACAGGGACAATAGCTTCAATAATGGACGTAGAGGTAAACGAGGCTGTCAGTATATCAGACTAAGATAGCTCACGTATTTCTGCTTCACCTCGCTTGGCACAAGCTGTCGAGCGAGGTTTTTTATTGAAAAAAATCTAAAAATGTTAAAATCTTACTTTTCCAAAAAGCCCCGTAAATATACCTAAATATCAAATACGAAACTTATCTATGTCTAAACCTTGTTAATGCAAAAAGTGCCAAATTTGGCGATAAAAAACCTATTGCGTACCTTTGTAGCGCTTATCAGAAATCGCTCGCTGATAAATTGAATATGCTTTATCTTAGTGGCTTTTGCCACTCCATGATATACCCTATCCAATACTCGGAGAGCGACTGAGTAGAGGATAGGGTAAATTCTTTTATCCTATTCCTCGAAGTCAAGGTGGAAGAGACGGCTAAATACACCACGCACACCAAGACTTTAAATGCAAGTGGGACTCATGGCAAAAGTGCAGGGTTTAATCGCAGAAGGCACGAGAAGGGTGGATGCTACAATCCGAAAGCTGCGACGCTGAAGCACGTGTAGTTCGTGTAGAGGTCGAATGAAGGGTCAATATACTGGGTCCATGCCATTCGAGGAATCCCACGCCTACAAGTTTTTTCTTGTGGGTAAGGGGGATTCTCTCAATCAGCTATCTGCAACCTGTTCCATATTCTTTAAATAATGTAAGTATAAATTTAAATAAAATATTATATCATGGATAAAGATAAAGAAAATAATATTATTATACCCACGCGCGAGGAGTTTGAGGACTTCTGCTCACTGAAGCTTGGGTATAATGACAGAGAGTTTACATCAGAATTGTGGAAAACCTGCCAAAAAGTTGGTTGGAGGAAGAAAAACGGCGACCCTCCGAAGAGCTGGCAGATACTGGTTATATGCTATAATGGCATCGTGCTTCCAAAATTCGGTCGCAAACCATACAAACGAGCATCTGTATCAGAAAAAAGCGGAGAAGAGGAGTTCCCGGATAACGGCATGCACTATATCGCCTATACTGATGGTAGCTGTGAAAACAAATCATCCAGAAAGGCAGGTGGATCCGCCTATGTCCTGATTAAGGATGAAGAGGTTGTTAGAGTCAAGAATCACGGCCAACTCAACACTACGAACAATCGTATGGAGCTGCTTGCCATAATTTCTGCGGTCAATGCCTGCCCGGACGGCGCCTTTGTTGATGTTTATACTGATAGCAAATATAGCATACTGACCCTTGAGAAGACGTACAAGCCGGATATAAATGGTGACCTGTGGGAACTATACCAAAAGCATTCTCGCCACGTTGCTGGAGTTCGCTTGCATTGGGTTAAAGGCCACAACGGAGATCATTATAACGAGATGGCAGACGAAATGGCGTACGGAGCGTATTGCGAGATTTGTGACAAATATGGAATAAAGAAAAGTAATAGACACTAATCTTCTATCCTATATTTCTTATTGGTATAGAGGTGTTATATATATTACAATAAAAAAATAGACGCAATGAAGAAAATTAAATGGAAAATCGCCGCATTCGTGGCGTGGGTTGTAATAACCCTCATGGTCGTAGATGTCGGGCTCAGGGGAGTGAGCAAGGCAGACACAACGACGAACATCGTAAGCGTAGCCATCCTCCTGATATGGCTTCTCGTTTCAATCGCAACGGATTGTTTAACATTCAAAAATAAAAAAGATGAAAAAGATTAAATTCGTGTTCATGTTGTCGCTGATTCTTTCAGTGTTGTGTTTAACTTCTTGCAGCGAGCGTATCGACGCAGGTTCTGAGGGTATCCTGGTGAACCTCTACGGCTCTGACAAGGGCGTTGATGACGTTAGTCTCGTTACAGGCCGCGTGTGGTACAATCCTTTCACGGAGGAGGTCTATGAGTACCCAACGTTCGTTCAGACCATTGACTACCCTGCATTCACCATCAACGCCAAGGATGGCTCCGAGTTCACTGTGGACCCTACCGTGTCACTGAAGATGGTTGACGGCAATGCGCCGAGAGTGTTCAAGAAGTACCGCAAGGAGTTGAAAGACATCGTTAATGGTACTTTGTTCAACTACGTGAAGGACGCCTTCCGCATTCAGCTCAACAAGTACACAACTGATCAGATTGTCAGCAACAGGGATTTGGTTGAACGTGCCATCGAGGCGCAGCTCAGCAAGGCTCTCGCCAGGGAGCACTTCCATCTAGAGCAGTTGACATCAGGCTTGAAGTATCCGAGTTCCATCGTGGAGGCCGTTAATCAGAAAAACAAGGCTATCCAGGAGGCACAGAGAGCACTCAACGAGGTTGCGGTCAAGAAGGCAGAGGCGGAAAAAATGCTCGTACAGGCGCGTGCAGAACGTGAGGCCAACGAACTCAAGACAGCTTCCCTCACTCCTGCTATCTTGAAAAAGATGTGGATTGAGAAATGGGATGGCCGTCTCCCTGTTTACGGGAACGTTCCTCAGATGATGATGACAACCAAGTAGATTACAGCATCCCCACGCCATTTTACGAATGACGTGGGGATTTTCCTTTTTAACCGTTCAGATAGTCGATGACTTTTCTGTTGGCCTCATCCACCTTTCTTGTGTCATATTTTATGTACGTCGAAGTTATCGCATTGTCCCAAAGCGAATGACCAAGAGAACGGCCTATAACCTCCATTGGAATATCCATCTCGCTTGCGATCGTTGCCCAGGTGTGTCTGCTCCAGTAGCTTGTTATATCCTTCTCGACAGGGTGTATTGTGACATAATAGCTGTGTCGCTCCTTTTCTCCTATTGTACGAAGGTGTCTTGTCATGTTGTTTGCGAAGGTGTTTGTAAGAGTCGTTCCAGCCTCCTCCAGGAAACTGAGAAGATAGTCCTTCTTCCTGCTCTTATGCCGGCTTATTATCTCCATTGCCTCAGGCTCAACCTTGATGTCGTACAATTTTCCTGTCTTGTTGCGCTTGTAGCTTATACGGCCATTCTTCAAAGCCGTCTTTGGAAGGAACAGCAGGTCGCTTATGTTGATACCGATGAGGTAGAAACATAGCATGAAGCAATCTCTGTACATGGCCTTCTTCCCGGTCAGCCTGAAATCCCTTATCGCACGCAGCTGTTCAAGGGTCAGGCAGCGCTTTTTGGTCTGCTCCTTTCTCAGCGTGATACCACGGAACGGATACTTGTCCGTCAGTTCGTCGTCTATTGCCTTGTTGAAGGCGAACTTCATAATCTGAATGTCGGTAGATATTCCGTTCACAGCCCTTCCCTTACTCTTCTCGTGGTCGATATAAGAAAGTACCCACTTCTTGTCAATAGTGTTAAAGTTACAGTTCTTGTCGTAAGCCTCAATCGTTCTCGCCACTCGCTCGTAATTTCTTCTCGTGTTGTACTTACCCTTCGTTTCTGCAACTTTAAGTATATACCCAACAAACGAACCTTGATCCGTCTTCTTTGCGCCCTTGACGATTTCCGTTACATGACTTTTTAGCTCATCTGCCGTCTCGTCCTTGTGGTTTAAAATGTAATCCTCCACGTCCGCATAGAGATTCGCAAGCCTTGCGGTCTTCGCCTTTGCGTTTCGGTCCGACTTCGGGAATATCAACCCGGAAAACTTTTCAGTTGTCTGCAAACCTGTGTAGACATAGAACCTCTTGTACTTAAAGGTTATAGAAAAGAACACCTTTAGATCCCTTTTGTTTACATAAATCTTCATTGCATGATTTCCTTTCGTTATCTAACGCTTCAGTCCAATCAGCCTGTTTGATTTTTGTTTGCATATTGTTTGCATTTTATAATATATTTGGGCGTATTTACGGGGCTTTTCGGGCTGTTTTTTACATTTTTAGCGTATCAGTTTTAATGTTTATACTATTGAAAATCAGTGAGTTAAGTAGCGCTGTCGCCCAATACGTTACAGTTATCATTGCTATCTTTGTAACTTACTGATTATTAATTTATTATGAGTTTTTGAAAATATCTTGTTTGCGTATTGTTTGCAATTTTACTGCTTGTTTGCAAGCATATCGAGAAGCTGCTTGATCTGAGCATCTTTGCTTGCAAGTTGTTTGCGCATATCTTTAATCTGTTCGTGGAGTATCCCAATCTCTTTGTCCTTTAAGGACTCGTCGCCTATAAAGAGATTTGATACTTTAGCAAACGCATTGTCCGGAGTACCCAGTGCTCCTTCGATGGATTTTTCGACATGTCCACCTATATTTATGTCTCTTCCTACACTATATGTATTGTCGGCATAAACATTTCCTTCTCCACTTTTGAGCCATTTTTGATTTACGCCCATATACTTGCTTATCTTGAATATGTCTTTGTTCGTTATTCCATACTCGCCCTTTAGCTTCTTTCGAAGATTTCCAGGGTCAATATCAACTTTCTTCGAAAAAGAGTTGGCATTGTATCCATTCTCTTCCATAAGATGTTTTATTCGACAAATTAACTCTATATCCTTCTTCATAATTACAAATATACAACTAAACACACGATTATTGTAAAATAACCTTAAAAACACACGATTTCACACGAAATTATTTGGTGTTTTCGAGTGAAAGTAGTACCTTTGCAAATGTCAATCAGTTAGAACAACGGAAAGACAAAAGCAAGGTGGAACGAGTGGAAGCACTCATCCAACGATTAGACACCGCAAAGATACGTGTTTTACCTCGTTTTACCAAGTTTTTTTAGTTAATAATTTAAAACGAGTTAGAAAAAGATTTCTTATGAAAGCTAATAAGGTAACTGCCGAAGATATTAAAAACATCGGAATAGGCGGAAAAATCGAAGTCGAGTTGCCAAACTATCTCGCTTGTGTTGCTGCGAAGGGTGCTGTTACTTATGTAAAGAGAGCATACCCAAGAACGGACGGAAACGTGTATTACACATTCCTCAAAGGCAACACTATTACAATCGGTCTTACAGACCCTCACACAAGAGACGTGATTCTCGGTGAGAATGTAAAGTACCGAAAGCGGGTTAAGGCATAATATTAAATGTGTAGAAGATAAAAAATGAACGAACTAACCAGGAAAGAAACAATGACCTCGTTAGAAATAGCTGAGGCGACAGGAATGCGTCATGCTGACGTAATGAGAAGCATTCGAAACATGGAGGAAGCATGGGTGAAAGTATCAGAACGCAATTTTGCGTTGTCATCATACAAGCAACCTCAGCCGAATGGAGGGTACAAAGATGTTCCTTGTTATATTCTCAGTAAAACCGAATGCCTGTACGTTGCCACAAAGTTCAATGACGAGGCACGAGCAAAGCTTGTGTTGAGGTGGGAAGAGCTTGAATCGAAAGAGGTGAGCAAGTACCAGGTTCCGCAATCTTTCTCTGAGGCACTCATGTTGGCGGCTAAACAACAGGAGCAAATAGAGAGACAACAGAAACAGCTCGAAGCGAGTTCAAAGGAAATCGTTGAACTTAACGGTGCGATAGCAGAGATGCAGCCAAAGGTGACATACGTTGATATCATCCTCTCAAGCAAGGAAACAGTCACAACGACACAGATTGCGCAGGATTATGGTCAGTCTGCAAAGTCATTCAATATCCTGCTTAGGAATTTTGGGCTACAGCGTAAGGTTGGAGGACAGTGGATATTGTACGCAAAATATCTCCCTTACGGATATGTTCAGTCGGACACTATATCAATAATGCACAAGAATGGTTCTGCCGGTTCGGTTATGCACACAAAATGGACACAGAAGGGCCGCTTATTCCTTTACGAGGAATTAAAGAAACACAAAATATTCCCTCTTGTCGAGGGTGGAAAGGAGGCTCAAAATGACACCAAAAAAGAAGACCGTAATCAATAAGGTGGATAAAATATGGCTGTCTGCACAGGAAGCGGCCACCTATATTGGAATGGGCAAGACATACATATCCGATCTACGGAAGAAAGGTATTCTTCCTCATTGTATGATAGGCAATACAGCGTTTTTCTTGAAAACAGACATAGATAAGATGCTGGAGACGCATAGGGTGTTCTAAAAAGTATGAAAAAAAGCAACAAATAATTATTATGTTTATAGGTGTTTGAAGTTAATGTTAGAATGTTGCCCGTGAGGGTAGGTTTAAAATCTTTTATTGTCGGCAGCGGCCGAAACGGGACTGGTAAGTTGCATTGCCAGTCCCCACATGGACACATAGCTCAGTGGATAGAGCATTTCCCTCCTAAGGAAAGGGTCGCAGGTTCGATCCCTGCTGTGTCCGCAATGTTTGCTTCGTTGATTTTTAGGTGCAAAGCTAACGTCCTTTAAGCTTATAAAGTAGGTAGCTCGGGCAACTACAATCTTACATCTTTTTAAAAACAATAGCAAACAATAGCTCTTTGGCTTAATGGTTGACAACATAGTATGCGTGGAAAAGAAGTAGCCGGATAGCGCAATGAGCGCCGTGACCTGGTGAAAGGACGCACGACATACGAAAATCCAGCTAATTTCTGCATTAAGTAGTTTGGCGAACCGCATCGGAAAGAAGAATTGTCGATGTAGGCACATACGAAAATAATGCAGTCTGGTGATTATATTATAATGAGTTCACATCACTCATAGTTTATATATTCAAAGAGGCACGTGGTGTACGAATGTCACGGTTAGACAACCCAATGATACCTTATCTTATCGTCTGACAGGAATTGGTGTAACTCCAATCGTGTCCTCCACTCTTTTGTTTGTTTTAGAATTTTTAATAAGTTATTATTTATTTTTTACACCACTTATCTGTGAAGAAAGGTGGTGTTTTTTTACAGCGGAATAGTAGCAGTTGGTAGCTCGTCAGGCTCATATCCTGAAGGTCGGTGGTTCGAGTCCACCTTCCGCAACGAAATTTATTGCACATGTTAATTTTGCTCGTTAATGTCTCCAGGCGTGGCGTTTTTTTAAATGAATATTAGTTTTAATGGCTCAGCTCTGTCTGTGAAGATAGAGCTCTGTTTTTAACCTTAAAGCAATTAGGTAATGCGCTTACGCCGCATAGGGCGTATAGGGAAGAAGGCTCGATACCTTCTAAGGTTACGAATAGATCATATTTCTATTTTGTAGTTGTTGGTTATTATTTGAATGGGAACGGAGGTCGTAAAAAACGCACGGCCTCCTTCCTTTTTCCAAAACAAGAAAAAAATGAAAGTAATATACACAATAAGAGTTAAGAAAGAGAATATAAACGAACTCTCCAAGCTTGAGGCAGTAGAGAGAATATTCAATGACGAGAAAGGCCGCATGGTAGTTCTTCTCAAACAGGATTTCACTGACGGAAAGAGAGAGGTCGCCGAGAACGACTATATTGTTCAGTGGAAAAGTGGAAAATACCAGAGGTTCGGAGCTGTTGCGTTCGATAACCTCTTTAAAACACCGAGTGAGGAGGGCAAACAATGGCGATAAAACGGGTGATGAACAGAAAGGTCCAGCACGAAGGGCTTGAGTTCGACAGTGGAGAAGAGCTTCGTTACTACATTCTTCTCCTCGATGACAAGAATGTCTCCTGCATTCACAGGCAGGTTAGGCTGTGCCTTATCAAGCCTCTGTATGTACTCGTGCCAAAAGCCCTAAAGACAAAAGTAAAGTGGGTCAAACGAAGCCTCGTAAAAGGGCATTACTATACGGCAGACTTTGTTTTCTTCGAGAACGGCAAGCTCGTCATCTGTGATGTTAAGTCAGAATATACGTCTAAGCTTCGCGAGTTCTCCATTACGATGAAGAATTGCATATCGCTTATCGTAAAGCATAATCTCAAGCGACATCACGGTGAAGCTAAGGTGATATTCCGAAAGGCGATATACAAAAACAGCAAAACGCTACGTATTGTCGATTATCCTTCGGATGGCGAAAAAGTCATATACGAATAACGTGATTATTTAACCATATACATGACTTTACTTGAATCATTTTTTGACAGTGGCCGCAGTGATGCGCCTGCTGTTTTTTTATTCATTCAAAAAGCCTATGAAAATTATTATAGCATCATTTCTGCTTACAGTGATCGTGTTTCTGTTCGCAGCTTTTGTGGCAGTTCTTTTTAGAGCCAGCTCTTTTAAAAACGAAGATGATGGAGAAGGAGTTTAGGTTCAACAAGAACAATGTGTGTCTGAACCATAACGTCATCGAGGTCTGGGAGAACAACAAGAACACAAAGACGAGGGGTGTCATACCAGGGTTCTACATAAAGACAGCCGTCTTCAACGGAAAGTGGATATACGGTTACGATATAACCCTGCATAACGGAGGTATTGGAGAGCCATGTATGCAACGGCCATGCAAAAAAGACTGCGACACCGAGCGTGAAGCTGTATTGGAAGCATGTAAGGAGGTTAGAGAATACCTTCTTGAGCACAAACGGGCCTCAAGTCCAGACTACTCTCATCACGAGATAGACAACTATTCTCCGAAACTCATCAAACTTCTTGACGATCTCATGAGGCCCAGAGCTGTTCAGTTAAGCTTTATCTTAAACATTAAAGATATATTTATGGAGAAGTTAAAATGTAATTCAGGCAATTTCTATGTTGTCGCTGTAGCTGTCGTTGAAGACAAGGATGGCGAAGTGAAAAAGGTGCGTAAGACTATTGTTGTCGAAGCGGTCTCTTTTGGTGACGCAGAGCTCAAGGCGTCCGATTTTATGGGCGATTACAGTGTTGGCGATGTTGAGGTACTCAATATCACTCCTGCCGCATTCAGCGAAGTCTACTCTTCCTGTGATAGCGATGACGACAAGTTCTATAAGGGAACCGTCGACTACATCACTGTGAACGAGAATACGGGCAAACCAAAGAAAACCAAGCAGTCGATGCTCATCCAGGCTAACTGCCTCAACAGGGCCACCCGTTATCTTGACGAGATTATGCGTGGGTCGATGGTAGACTACTCTTCTGTTTCTGTTTCCGAAACTCAGATTTTTGACAGTTTCTTTATTCATAAAGTGAAAGCCAATGATCAACAGGGATAGTTTGCAGGCAGTATTCGCTCGCCTCACACCACAGGTAGCAGAGGCCGTAATGCGAAAGAGGACAGAACATAAGTGTCTTATGAATCTTACGAGAAACAACTCTCTTATGGTTCAACAACAAGCCATCTTTCTTAACTACATAGCAGGAGAGGGCAGACGAAAGTTTGTCATCCCCACTGTTGAGACCGATGCAGACGGAAGACAGAAAGTCGTCGATAAGATTTCGTTCAAATACATTGACCAGAAATGAAACACGCCTGTATGAGCTGCTTCTGGCGAGGTCAGTGCGACGACAAGAAGTCTGGACGCACATGGGAACACACGTGCGAAAGATGGGAGTTTAGATACGAAAGTGATTAATTTTTTAAATTTTAGATAAAATGGAAAACGAAAACAACGGATATGAGGTCATGCAGGTTAGCCATGACAATAGTATCATTCAGATGGACCCTGTAGAGCGTGCAAATGTTGACTCTCAAGTTGCAACAGCAAAGCAATATCCGAGAGATCTTACAAGAAGTGTAAACAACTCCATCGTTATGGCAACAATGGACTATGCTACCGCACAGAGCTGTGGTTATGCTCTTCCACGTGGTGGCAAGCCTATTACGGGCCCAAGCGTCCATCTTGCCAAGCTTCTTGTTTCAAATTGGGGTAACATGCGAGCAGAAGCAAAGGTTGTTCAGATTACCGACAAACAAGTTATCAGTCGCGGTACTTGTTGGGATTTGGAGAACAATGTAGCTACAGCATTTGAGGTAAGACGCTCTATCGTCGGGAAGAATGGTAATCGATTCTCTGACGATATGATTACTGTTACTGGTAATGCTGCAAATGCTATCGCTTATCGTAATGCGGTATTCTCTGTTATTCCGAAGGCGATTGTAGATAAGGTATATCAGGCTGCACAGCGGTGCATTACAGGCGACCTCTCTGACGAAGAAAAAGTAATTTCGCGCAGAAAGAAGTGTATCGACTTCTTTAAGGATGAGTATGGTATCAACGAGCAGGAGGTTGTTATGCTCTGTGGCAAGCAGACGGTCAACCAGATTAAGGCAGATCAAATAGCACTGCTTCTTGGTATCACTCAGTCGTTAAAAGATGGCGATACAACGGTCGACGAACTGATGAAGCCGTACCGTAAGGAAGAAAACAAGAAGACTGTTGCTGCTATGGCCGCTGACGCTGCGAAGGCTGATGCCGCAAAGAAGGAGGATAAGAAATGATTACCGACAATGTAGAACAGCGCAGCTTAGAATGGCACAGGATGCGATGTGGCTGCATAACTGGTTCTAAGGTTGCCGACATCATGAAGTCTGGTCGCAAGAAAGATGAGGTTTTTTCCGACACGGCAAAAGCGTATCTCTTCCAGGTTGCAGGCGAACGTATGTTTAATCCTGCATTCTTGAATGATGATGATATTTTTCAAGACTACATCGACCAAGTTTCTGTCAATACTAAGGCTATGCAGTGGGGAGCCGACCAGGAGGATGCAGCTAAGGCTCTCTATATGCAGATGAACTTCCCTGAAGGAGAGATGGCGGAGCTGTCGTCTTGTAAGCACGACACAATACCTTACTTCGCAGCTTCTCCCGACGGTGCAATATATTGTCGCGATGGCGAAGACCTCAAAATCATCGAGGTCAAGTGCCCAAACATCAACACATATATGAAGTACCGAACTCTCATTCACGACGCAGCTTCGCTCAAAGAAACAGAACCGAAGTACTACTGGCAAATGATGGCGGAGATGAGTTGTACTGGCGCTAAAGGCGGAGTTTTCATCGTGTATTGCCCTTGGCTGACGAAGCCTATTCACTGGGCTGAGATCGAAAGAGTTGAGGATGATATTAATCTTATGGAACAGAGGGTAATCCTCGCAAACGATTTTATTAACAAAATTATAGACAGTTAAATGGAGCTACAAGGAAAGGTTATTGCCGTTTTACCTGAAAGAAGCGGCATTTCGGCAAGAGGCGAGTGGAAATGTCAGACTTATGTAATAGAAACACAAGAGCAATACCCTAAGAAGATGGCTTTTGATGTTTTTGGAGCTGATAGAATTGTCAATTTTGGCATTCAGGTTGGCATGGTTGTCGATGTTAGCTTTGACATTGATGCGCATGAATATCAAGGTAGATATTTTAACCAGATTCGTGCTTGGGATGTTAAGAATGTGGCGCAGCAAAATCCTGCGCAGGGTGTGAATTATAACGGCAATGCTCATGCAGGCGCCCAGGCAGCCCAGGCAGCACAACAGGCAGCTATGGCCGGAGCGCCAAACCCGATGAATCCAAACAATCCGTTTCCTCCAGCACAACAGCCAGGAGCGCCAGCAGGGAAATCCGATGACCTTCCATTCTGATCTGGATGATAAGGTGAAACTTATACAAAAAGCATTTAATGCTGTAATAGTATGATGTACAACACAAGCAACCCTCTTGAGGCACAGAACTTGAGGCTTCGTGTCGACAAGCTGATAGAACGCGGAGAGATGGTGGAACTGATAAGCAAGAAGCCACGGTCACTCAAGGCCAATGCTTATCTTCATGCCATCCTCTCATACTTCGGCTTGCAGACAGGTAACACGCTCGACGAAGTCAAAAGTTACTACTTCAAGAGGGTTGTCAATAGTGATCTGTTTGTGAGGCACAAACACGATGATATTCTTGGTGACGACAGAATATATCTTCAGTCTACCACAAAGCTGACACAGGAAGAACTTTCGCTTGCCATAGACCGTTTCCGAAACTGGTCTGCCGACAAGGCTGGTATCTACATTCCGTCATCAGAAGAATATATCGCACTTCTTCACATACAGCACGACATTGACAATGCTAAAAATTATCTCTAAGCAAATGATATTACCCAAAAAGATAAGAAATAAGTCTGACGAGTTGTTCCCCGACAACCATGAGGCTCACAAGGCATTTCTGATGGGAGCCGCGATGGCACTTGGATACGACCTGTCCGACTTTCAGAGCGACGAACAGTCCTGCTGTGATGATTATCCCTGCAAGGAAGCTCTCGAAGCATGGCTTGCATACAAGAAAGAAAAACGTCAGACTTACAAGCCACGTGGGTTAGAAGCTCTTAAAAAGAAACTTCTACAGTTGTCAAACGGAAATCCTGAATACGCAAAGGTTATCGTTGAGTATTCTATGGGCAACAACTACACTGGGTTGTTCGCTCCTAAAAACAATGGTGTAAACAGCTATGAACAACAGCAACGAACTTTCAACAAGATTAATTCAATCCTTGCCGACTGAATATAGTCAAGCGGTATCAAAATATGGTGAACAATATGCGCTATTCTTGGAGAAATATCCTACTCTGCAAAATCGCACGGACACTATAACTTCCATATACGATTCTGTCGATAGAGGCGGTATGTCCTTTGTTGAAGTTGACAAATACTTCAAAGATGGTGCAAGCGAGTTCTGGATTAAGGTAATGCTTATTGATTTGTTTATGGTTGTTGGAGCTATCGACTCAACTACCTCTTACCAGTTCAAGGCTATGGCGCAGCGCATCAGACAAGAATACTATCACCTTACTCCAAGCGAGCTTACCAGATTCTTCTACGAGTTTTCTATTGGCGAGTATGGTGAAATCTATGTCGGCAAGACCGTGAATCCTCAGATACTTTTTATAGCCCTCGACAAGTATATGTGCAAGGTATACGAAAAGAGAGCCGAAATTGACGGACAGAGAAACCGCGACAAGCAGAAGATAGAGGATGAGAAGGCTAAGGCGAACGCTATATCCTACGAAGAGTATTGTTTAAGGAAAGGTGTTGATCCGAAACAATCCCCTCTTTTCGAGCTAAAACAAAAATTTCAAAAAGAATCAAAACGTAATAAAGATGGAAACTCCAGGGAAATGCAGTGAATGGACGAGGAGAAGGTGTAAACATCAGCCTCGTCTTTACGGCGCAGCAAATGTGTGCGCAGAATGTGTTGAAGAACAGTGCTTTGCCCCGAACGCTTTTTATTACACGAGTAAATTGCGTGATAATTATGAATGCGATGACGAAGAAGACACTTAACCAGCTTAAGAAAGAGTGGCTGTCCGCGCACCCGGATGCCACCGTAGAGCAGGCTTTCGATGCAGGAGCCTTCGCTGAGACATGGCTGTGGTGTAACCAAACCAAGTAAATTTTAGAATTATGACACAGAAAGAACGTATTGAGAACGCTACCACAAAGCAGGCGGTAGTGTTCATCGGAGTTTATTCTTGGGGTATCGTCAGAAACCTGGGAAGAGCAATCAATAAGGCAGTATACCGACTTCCCTGGCTCTTCATAACACTAACGGTTATCATTTCCTTTATCGTTAGCTTTATCCTTATCTCCAAGGCACGTGCCGAACGTGACAGATACGATAAGGATATGGAGCATATATCTCAACAACTCGACAGCTACAAGGCTGTTTACGATAAGTAATTTAATCACGCAGAAATGAGAAAATACAAACATACAATCATCATATTACTGATCGTTGTTGCAACGGCTATACTCTGCCTCAGCTTCCTCTGCTTCATGGTCCATCATTACATTCTCGCCTCAGTGGCGCTGGTGTGTATTTTTGGGGTGTTCTTTGTCGAAAGGGAGGTCTGATATGCAGTGGAAACCAAACAGATCAAAACCATTAATAGCAGGTATCCCTCTGAAAAGACCATCACAGGAACAGGTCAACAAGGCTTACATGCTTTTCTACTCCATGATAGGAGGTTTCGCCTCTGTGGTCCAGACACAGATTACTGATGTATACAACTATGCGCGACAGGATAAAAAACTGTTCCGAATGGAGGCAAAAAAGCGGCTTACGGAGGCGAAACGATGTTCTGACGAACTTGTTGAATCTTTCATGTTCTACATGGGCAAGATTGGTATGCAGCAGATATGGCTCGACCTAACAGATGCTATCGAGGAGGATATTAGGCCCGATATACAGAAATGCTTTTATGCTCTCGATAACCAGTTCTTGAAGTTCGGTATTAAGCAGCATAAACTCTACACCCTAATTCTCATGGCCGAAATTTTATCAAGAATGCTTTGTAAGTCTGTGGATGAGTTCTCGTCTGTTATGCAGAAGAACTACGGCATGACAGCATTTACCGTTGGCAGCCGGTTCACTATGCCGGTCAAGGGCGTTTATGCAAGGATACGCAACGTGATGGAACTTCTTTATCCTGTTTCTATAGACAACAATGTGTTTTCGGAATGCAAAGACAAGTTTAATCTTGGCTTCGAGATTATCGGTCTTAAAATTCTTGATTGCCATCGTGCTGGCGAAGCCTTATCCAAGGCATGCGAACTTAACGGCGTTAATATAACACAAGACGGGTCTGATAAGAAAAATCAGATCGTCAACACCGGCACACCTTGGAATGAGGCTCAGATAAGGGCGCTTACTATAGGGTTCCCGGATTCTCCTACAAAAGAAGTCGCACATATTGTAGGCCGCAGCGTTTATGAGGTAAACAAGAAAGCCAAGGAGCTTGGATTGAAAAAATCTCCTAAATACCTCAAAGCTATAAGAACAGCAAACCTTAAAAAGAAAACAAAATGAAAAAGATTCCAAAGTTATACACAAAGAATAATAAAGGTCGCTACGAGGAATATAAGATTCCCGAATGTGACACATCTGATACATTTTATCAGAAGATAAATGGAAGGTACGAACCCGCATGTATGCTCTTGCATGACTCTCTACCAGAGGGCGTGTGGGTAATCACTCGACATCGTTCTTCTACAGAGTATATCAGAGGGGCATACCTTCGTGAGCGCTTCCGTCTTGATAAGGTCTCTGATATTGAGCGTTTTCCTCTGTCAAAGATGGGACATATAAACAAGGTGTCTGATCGCATCATGAGTGAATTAAAACTAAGTAATACCGATTCTAAGCCTATGACCAATCGCGAACTTGTTGATGCTGTTGTTGGGCTTGTATACAAGATTAACGAGGAGGATAGCTTATGATGTCAGAAAAGCAATATCGAGTAGCCAGAAAGGGTATTGTCGAGCAAATTAAGTTAGCTCAGAAGCTACACTGCGTCAACATTGAAAAGAAGCACAGAGCCGCGTTAAAGAAGTTGGAGCTACGTTTCTTAAAACCCGACGCAACGGGTTGTTTTGATTGGGGGGCAAGAGTGTCGAGTAGTCGTTATCATTTATAAATTACCGAGCTTATGGAGAGAAAGATTGGAGAAACCTTTGAGTACCAAGGTAAGACTTATAAGGTAGCAGAATTTGACGATTGTAGAAATTGCGCATTTATACATATTAATTGTTCTTCTTTAAGGTCTATTACAGGTAATTGTATGGACTTTTTGAGGAATGATGGCGCTAATGTTAAATTTGAAGAAGTTAAAGATATGGAAATCAAAGATAACAAACTTACTATAAATATCCCTGATGGGATGGAGATAGACTTACAGAATAGCAACTTTGATACTGGCGTTATCAAGTTCAAGAAGAAAGAATTGACCTATGAAGATATAAAGGCTTCTTTAAGACTCAATGAAAACATGACAGTTATAGACGTTGCTGACGAAAACGCAAATAGACTTTATGCTATTAATCGACTTATGTGTATAGCTAAGTTCTATAATGGTAACTGGAAACCTAATTGGAATAGTGTAGAATCTAAATATTGTATTCTATATAGTAATCGTGCCCAATGCTATATAACAGATTATCGTACTTGTTTTGCTGCCGATACGGTATATTTCAAACGCGAAAAAGATGCTCAGGCTGTCATAGACAGCCCTAACTTCCGAGAAATCTTGGATGCAATTTACAAAGACTAAACAATACGATTATGGAAAAAGAAATTAACATAGCGGAAATCCTGAAGGATAAACCGCAAGGTACTAAATTATATGATTGGCTGTATAATGTAGATGTAGAGTTAGATACAATCAGCAATACAGATACAGAAACAGTAGTTTGGTGTACAAATAAGACCGATAATAATACTACTTGCCATCGTGGTTATTCCCGAATTGGTACAGTAAGAGGATGTCCTGATGGTTTACAGATCCTTCTTCCTTCAAAATCAATGCGAGATTGGTCTAAGCTCGCCTGGAAGATAGGTGATTTACTTACCAATGAATGTGGATTTCAGTGCATTTTCAAAGAATGGGCATCTGATGATTACACGAAGTTCAATGGATGTTATTCTAATAGTAGGGATGGTTATGAAGATGTGTTAAATACCGAAACCGCTAAGTTTGAGAAGTTAGATGACAATATTGCACATGATTATATCAAAGAAATTGAAAGAAAATTGGGTGGTAAGCTTAACCTTGAGACTTTGGAGATTGAAAAGCAGCCTGAGTTCAAGGATGGGGATATACTTAGCATCCAAGAAGATGAAGAATATTATCATACAATTTTAATCTTCAAAGGAGGTGCAGATGTCTATGTGTATTTTGATTGTTTTCATAGGGTTTTAACCTATGGTACAAAAGTAGATGGAAACGAGAAATCTATATATCACCTTGCTACAGAAGAAGAGAAACAACAACTCTTTACCGCTCTTGCAAAGGAAGGCAAGGCTTGGGATGCTGAGAAGAAACAGATTGTTGATTTGAAGCCAAAGTGGACTCCAAAGCCATTTGACAGATGTATTTGGAAGATACGGAATTGTGAAGGCTCTATATGGCAAGCAAGTTTCGTTTCTTATGTTGATGAGTATGGTGCTACTCCAATGGGTATGTCTATAGATGAAGATTTGGTTAACTTAATTATCCTTCCTTATAACGACCAGACTAAGCTCATCGTGGGTACTACAGATGAAGGGGAAGGAGGTGAGCAATGAAAGAACTTAAAGTTGGAGAAAGAATAATTTTGGAGGTGGTTGAAGCAACAAGTTTTTCTTGCCAAGACTGCTTCTTCGCAAAGGAAGGGTATGCTTGCCCAGACTACTGCTATAACCGCTTAGACGGCAAGAATGTAATCTTTAAAGAAGTTAAGGTTCAAAAAAGAAAAATGAAAGAAGACAAATATTCATTAAAGATAAGCCGTAACTCTGGTGATACTACTCTTGATGGTTATCCAATAGCTACATATTCAAATGATGAATTGAAAATCCTAAAAAGACTGCTTACAAAGGTTTTGGGTGAAGTAAATGAATATATAAAAGAATAAGCATGAATAAAATGGCATTTGGTAAATATAAAGGACAGAATGTTACAAGTGTTCTAAGAAATAACCCATGTTATTTTGAATGGTGTAAAAATAATGTTCATTGGTTCAAATTCTCTAAAAGAGATTATGAAATATACTTAGAATGGCTGCGAATACATCAAAATCATTTACAATTTACAGGATATGCAGATAATGAGAAAATTATGGAATTCCTTTTTGAAAAAGTAAAAGAAGGTAAGTTTAATACTTACTCTGATACAGAATATCTTACTAAAGAGACGTGTAGTGAATATCTAAAAAGTACAAAAGAACATTATTTTAGCAAACGTGTTTAACCGCCTTCGGGCATAAATATATAGATTATGACAAAAGAAGACTTAGATGAAAAAGTAGAGGAACAACAAAGTATTATTGAACATGCAGAAAATCAGATTTGTTCCTATGTAACACAATACATTGAAACCCTTCCATACAAGGTAGGCGACAAAGTAAGCTGCCGCAGATGTGATGTATGCTGGATAGCAAGTATTGTTCCTGAGAAATATAGAAACCATTTCACTGGCAATATTGAGGTAAGAGTCAATCCTGCAAAGAAAGATGGTACTCGCTCTAATAGAGAGTTCGTACTTTACTATGGAGAAATTGATAGTATCAATAAAATTAACTAACCATCCTGCAAAGGATATAAATAGATAGAATATGAGTAAAAAAGTAATCAAATCGTACAAGGCATTCGACAAGAATATGCAATGCCGAGGATTCCAGTACGAAGTTGGAAAAGAGTATGAAATGGACGGAGAAATCAAGTGTTGTAAACGAGGTTTCCATGCTTGCAAGTCTCCTTTGGAAGTATGGGACCACTACGATATGCTTAGCTCTCGCTTTGCAGAGGTAGAGCAATCTGGTAAGATTGAGGAAGAAGGAAATTCAACAAAGGTTTGTTCTTCACATATCAAGATTAAGGCTGAGTTGAAGCTGGCAGACATCATTAAGATCGGTGTCGAGTGGTTGAAAGATATTACCTCACCGTCAAAGGTTAAGACAGATATTGCGAAGAATGATAACGGAGGCGACTCTGCTAAGATTGGCTCATCAGGCTACTCTGCTAAGATTGGCTCATCAGGCGACTTTGCTAAGATTGGCTCATCAGGCGACTCTGCTAAGATTGGCTCATCAGGCTACTATGCTCAGATTGGCTCATCAGGCGACTATGCTAAGATTGGCTCATCAGGCGACTCTGCTCAGATTGGCTCATCAGGCGACTCTGCTAAGATTGGCTCATCAGGCGACTAT